GGATGAAATGTTTTGGGGTATGATATAAGGTAGGGGGAGGACGGCGCGGAGTCAAGGGGTCCGTGCGGGGGCGAGGATGGGGCGAGGGGCGATTCGGGGTACGGTGTGGGGGGAGGGTACTGTTCGTGGGGGCGAGTCCCGTGTAGGGGCAACCTAGCGCCTTTGCGGCCCTGCCCCGGCGGGTGCAGCCGCCGGTCGGCAGGGACCGCTCAGGCCTATCAGAAACAATCACACACTCTCGCGCAGATAACGAAGGAACTCTGTCTGCATGGAGATGGAAGACTCTGCGAAGTTGCGTTGTCCTTCCACGCCAGCGTCGATGAGCTTCTGCTTACGCTCAAGAGTCTGCATCATGAAGAGATCAATGGAGTCTGCAACGGAGACGTAGTACACTAGACATCCGTGCGGATCGTTGAGTCTGCCCCATGCACGGCCCTCTGCTTGATCGTGAATCATGGGATTCCAGCCGAAGTCATTGAAGACGATGGCGGATGCAGCCGTGAGGTTGAGTCCTTCGCGTCCAACGTCTAGCGTGAGAACGAGATGCTTTGTGTTAGGATCGTTGTTGAACTTGTCCTGCATGGCGGTGCGAGTGTCTTGATCTACATCTCCTGTGATTACATCGCAGAAGAGTTCGTTGCCTAGAAGATTTGCAGTCTCCTTCCATGCCGTGAAGACGAGACACTTCTCGCCGGACTCTTCTAGTGTGCGCGCATACTCTGCGGTATGTTCGACCTTGGCTTGCGATACAACTTGGCGGAAGCGATTGATCTGTGCGAGAATCATGTCAGGCACTTCCTTCTCCGTGCCGTCGAGTGCTGTGTAGATTCCGTACAGAACTGCATCGTACTTCTTCTTCCACTCTTCGGAGAGCGTGATGGTGTGATGATCACGAATCTTAGCAGGAAGATCCTTGAGTACGTCAGTCTTCTTGCGTCGGAACATGAAGGGAAGAAGATCACGTTGCATGCGCTTCGGAGAAAGGACGACACGCCCGTTCGCGGAGAGGTATGCGCGTGTGAACTCTGCTTCGGAGCCGAAGGTAGAATCGTCGAGGATGTTGAGAAGTGCGAAGAAGTCTAAGCCGTTGTTGACGAGAGGCGTTGCGGTGAGGAAGAGGAAGGAAGGAATCTTGCGAAGCATAGAGAGAACCTTCCATCTACCTGTCTCACGATTCTTGACGTTGTGTGCTTCGTCCACCACGCATAGATCGAAGGGGGATGCGGAGATGGCAAGACCCCAGAGAGATGTGTGCGTGTTGGATTCAGGATTCTGAATGATAGAACGTGCAAGAGAATCGTATGTGATGACGAGATGTTGGATGGATGTATCTTGAAGAAGTGCGATGGCTTGCGGAGATGGAGATGTACCAAGAAGACGGATAGCATTCTGTCCGGTGAGCTTCTTGATCTCACGCACTAGATTGTTGCAGAGAGCTGGCTTCGTGACCCAGAGTGTGCGAGCCTGACGAATGCGAGCGTATGCACATGCAACAGCAGTCTTGCCTAGGCCCGTGTCTAGTGCCAATACCTTGCGCGGGAGTCCGCGCAGAAGATATGCAAGAGCAGCGCGCTGGAAAGGCTTGAGAGAAACTGTGAGAACATCCGGAACATCTCCGTCCTCTGCGAGTGCGAGCGATGCGGTGGAAGATTCACGGGAGAGTTGCTCATGGATGAGGAATGCGGATTGCTTGTCGAAGGAGATGCGAAGATCGGAGTGATGCTTGCGGAAGAACTCTAGAAGCAGATGTCCCGTGAGTGCTGGAATAGTCCAGTATCTACCATCGCCGGACCAACGATAGCCGTCGAGTCCAGTAGGAGAAACGGTGCGTCCAAGATCGGGACGCCAAGATACTTTGAGATTGTGATGTGCTTGAACATACTGCACGATCACGTCGATGGGACGATCAGATTGTAGGGTCGTCATAGTTTATAGTCTCCAAGCAATGATTAGGTGCGATCTGGACGAGTTCGATAGAAGATACTTGGGATTCTGAGACTGCTTGCTTGTGTGCTTGGAGAGTATCTAGAAGCTCTGCAATCTGATCGTGCGCGTAGACGCGAGCCGTGAGAATGTGTGCAAGCTCACGCTCTACATCCTGGAGTTCTTCGTGCCGCACATCCGTGCGCGTCTCCGTCTCGCCGGTCATGGGATCGGACATCGTGACGGTGAGACGAGTGCGGAAAGACTGGACGGGAAGAGAGAATGTTTCTGGATTGCACATGCGGAAACGCCGCGCAGATTCTATGTACTCTGCTGCGTTGCGCGGACGATTGGATAGAGTCCAGCGCATGCGCGCATGTGCGATGCGGACTGCACGACGAAGAGCAGAGACGATGAGATCTGATTTGTCTGAGATGACACAGTCGAATGCCCAGAGTGCGGAGATGCGTATGTGCGGAGTTGTACCGGGCTCGATACGCATGCCGCGAGGAATGGAAACATCCACGACACATTGCACTTCGTGAATCGGAATGCCTTGCGTATCGCATTCGCGTTCGTGTAGTACGGAGATGCTGCGTTGCAATGCTGGAAGCAATGCGACGATGTTGTCGAAGGTATCCACGGGCTGCACCCCATGATGTTGTGTTGTTGTGAAAGACTGCGTGGATGTGAGAATGGGGACCGCATACGTTGATTGTATACGATCCCCATCTCAATGTGTAGCTTAGCCGATCTTCGCAGCGAGGGCCTGAATCTGCGCGAGCAGCTCCTCGGCAGACATGGACGCAGCGCGCGCAGCGAGATTGGAGATCTCAGCCTTGACGCCACGCGGACCCTTCGCACCCTTCTTGCTCTCAGCCGGAGTGAAAGCAATCTCCGGAGTGATACGCTCGCAGACGGAGCGGACCCACGCAGGAGTATCCGAAGGAGGAAGCGCAAGCTTACGCGCATCCGCAGTAAGAGCGTTACGCACCAGCGTCTTCATAAGATCGTTCGCAGCCTCAAGCACGAACGCATCGAAGTTCTCGCCGGCGATTGCACGAACCTCATCCGCAGAATCAAACTCCACAACCTGCGGAATGTCCTTCTGCACAGAAAGGAAAACCTTCCCCTTCTCAACGGGCAAGCCGTTCGAATTCTCCGCAGAAATTCCGGTTGCGAAGGACAGCGTAGCGGGCGTGCCCTTGTTCTTGCCGCTCTCCACGGTGGCGCTGCCGAACGCGACGATCTTGGACATGTGAAGCCTCTCCGATTAGAGGAGTGTACTCTGCAAGCAGATTGCGCGATGCAACCATCTTGCGAATGCGGATGATCTTAGACATGCTGCAATCTCCTTGCAGTTTGTTGCGTGATCTGACGCAACGCAGACGCATCGTTGTGATGCGATTCGTTTCCCGATGCTCTACCCTAACCTATTGGAAGGGAAAAGTCAAGGGGGAAAGTGAAGAATTTTGCCAAGGTTTTTGACGGGCGGAGCGGAGCCAGCGAGCGAAGCGAGCGGAGGCGGAGCGAACGCCGAAACCTGCCGACGAACCGGAACCGTCCGACGACGAGCCGAAAGCCCGACGATACACCGTCCCGAAGAGCGCCGCCGAAACCCCGTCGAATGAACCGAAACTCTCCGACGACGAACCGAAGGTAGCCTTGGGCAAAGCGAAGCAACGAAAGATTTCTCCGTCTACGAATCGAACGTAGAATTATGCAGCCATGCCGGAGAATACTACATGTTATTCTGATCCGAATACTTTGTTCCAGTAGTCCGGAGTGATACCCGTCTTGATGAATTCACGTTCGTCTGCGCTCAGCGTAGGAAATGCATCCTGAATGTACATTCCATTTCTCCACTTGATGTATGCTTCTTCGTACTGCTCCGGAGTAATGGGAAGTTCCATGAAGTTCACCTCTCCGGTGAATGGATTGGTACGCTTGAGTCGCATGTTAATCTTCCTCCGTGAGTTCGATGTAAAGGATCTCGCGCTCTGCTGCACTCTTTGAGTATCCATCTACTACACAAAGCATCCCTTCTTCCGCATCGCAGGAATGTGGCAAACGTCTGTCACGCCTGCGACATTCTTGAATCTTGTCGATGACACGACAAAGATATGCAATGCGTTCACGCTTTGTTGCAAAGTCTCTGAGAAGTGGCATGCTTACTCTCCGTGAAGTTGACGTGCGTTTTCCAAGGCTGCTTCTTCTGAATCGAAAATACCGTACCAATCAGAGTCCGGAAGGCATCCGGGAAAGCAGAAGCAATACATGTAACCTGCGATGTGAGTTTTATCTTCCGGAAATGCTTCGCGCATTTCATCTTCCGTGAAGTAATCAATCAAAATATACCGTGAATTTAGTTTGATCGGAAGCCCGTACGGATTGTGTTCGTCCTTGGGATTCGCGTAGTGATACGGCATGTTACTTCTCCGTGTTAGCAGGTTTCAACTTCGTGTGAACTGATGATAATTTCAAGTGTTCCAAACTCTCTGCGAGGCTTTGAGATATTCAAGTAGAGATCTTCTGTATCTTCGACAAACTTCCTAGCTAAAGCTTCGTCTTCGAATACTCGTACACCTTCTTTGATTTCAAAGAATGAGTATTCAGGTAATCTAACTTGCACTACCCAAACCTTCGGCATCTTTAATCCTCCGTGTTGAAGATGTTCCCGTTCTTATGCGAAGCATACGGGGAAAAGATTACAGCATCTCTGAACTCACGCGGATTCGCAGGATCTCCTACGTTCTTGAGGTGCAGATATCCTGCAACAGTCTTGCCTTTGTACGTCACGCTTGCAGGGATGGAGAAGTAAGTGTCCGGAGTTTCTGCGATGCGCTTGACCTTACGAACCTTTCCGTCAGGGCATAGAGCTGCTGCACCAATGTACAAACCGAAAGGCATTTTGTACTGGAAGTACGTTCCGTTTGCATAGGAACGAAACTGTGAGTTGAGTTTGATGCGCATGCGTTTACACTCCCACAGGTGAAAGGTAATGTTCCATCTCTGACATACTACGGTACATCGAAATGTCATCTACGATGAGCAAGGAAAGACCTTCATCTTTGTACGTTTCCTTGCAATACTCCTCCAGTAGAACATGTAAACTATTCTGATGAACAGTTGTGGTATGGGAATATCTTGTCTTGTTCAACACGATAGTGTTTGCATTACGCATGACGAGAACGGTTCCGTAGGACCAGATGATTCCTTGTTCTGTACACCAGATAGAAGTCTTTGCATACTTGTGATTCGCAAACTTCGCCTTGCCTTCCTTCCATGCGTTGAAAACTTCACGGGTATTCTTTCGCATCTTCACATCTCCAAAGAAAGGTTAGGAGTAGGCGAACCGAACGGACGCTTGCGCTTCTGTTCTGCAAGATCGAAAGCGAAACCTTGCAATGCAAACCACTTTGTGCTGCTAGGAAAAGCTTGGATGTACGTCCAATTCTTTCCTTCGAAAAGAACTGTGATCTTTCCGCTGTGCTTGCATGTACGCAAGATGTGGATCTTGGGAAGCTTCGGCATCATCCCACCGCGTTGAAAGTAAATCGCATGACATCTCCTCCGATGTAGTTCATGTCGTTATTCCACGCGAACCACGAATCTTCTGAGCAATCTATGCAATCGAAGAGATTGCGCTGCGTCATGAAATCTTCGATTTCGTCCACCTCCTTGACGTTGAGAGATGAAGCATCTCCGTTAATGAGATACGAAGCGAAGTGCGCAGGTAGCACGAAATTTCTAGTTCTCATGCGTCCACCGTGTCAAGAAGTTCCGGAGCCATGTGCTGAATCTCAGCAAGGAATTCATCTTCGCTGTACGATGTGAGCATATCGAAAGTTGCGATAGCTGCGAAGTCACGAATCTGTTCCGGAGTAGATTCCTTAATGATCTTATCCGTGTACGCAAGCATAAGCTTGATGCGCTTCTCTGATAACGCCATACATCCCCCTTACTTATAGGTTGAGAAGTAACGTTGCATATCTTGCAACACCATACGGACGCAATACACCATTCCCACAAGCAAAACAACGCTAAGGGAAATGGTGAAGGAAGCGAACAGAAACGTCAAGCAGAATTCGATGAGTTCCAGAAGCATAAAATGTGGGGTTAGGATGTTATGCCTTAGTCTATTTCATTGAGACTAAAACGGTTCGGTGAGTGTGTGGGTAGGAGGGTGTAGGGAGGTGTAGGAAGGTGTGGGAAGGTGTAGGAGTATAGACAAGTCTAGGTACCTAGACAAGTCAGGGGAGACAGAGAGGAGAGAGAGAGTAGAGAGACACATTCCAAGAATATTTACTATCAATAAGATCGTCAAAGGCTTAACATCTTAACCCTTAAAAATAATGCTTCTGCAATATGAAAATAATGCTTCTGCAAATAAATAGTGATATGAAAAAATAAACGGTGATATGAAAATAAACGGTGATATGAAAAAAATCGTTGTGTTGGAATTGCACCAACATTCACGCGTGAACGTGCAACGAAAAGAAAATGTGTACGTATACGATAAAGCCCCCACACTTTGCGTGTGAGAGCTTTAACGTTTCGTATGTGACAATCGGAAGCCTATCCGTTTATGCGTTATCGCTTGCCAATCTTAGGAAACACGTCGTGCGTCACGCACACTTCCAGCAATTCCGCCAGCTTCGTACGGATTGCGGTGCGTGCATTTTCGTTCGTGATAACTCCCAGCTTGAATGCCTTCGTTTCGTCTGCATTTTCCTCGACGTAGATGCGGAAGGAACGCAGCATTGCTACGCATTGCATAGCCACCGCAACGTCCAGCGCGTCCGCATCAGCTTCAGAGAATGCGCCAGCCTTCATTTTTGCTTCGATGTGTGCGGCGTTGCTTTGCAACTTCACGAGTTGCGCAGATGCGGCCGTCATCCCTGCTACGTCACCCTTCTTGCCACACTCCAGCAACTGCTTTTGAGTCTCGGCAATGGCGATTCGGCACGTTTCCAGCTGGTCCGCAAAGTGCGTAGCGCGGTCGCCACGAAGTGCGCGGACGTTGGATGCGACATCGTGCAGCGAGTAAAAATTCACGCCACGGGACACCTTCGTTCCCTTCTTCTCGCCCTTCTTGGCTTCACGCGCCGCGCGCTTCTCCGCTAAGTGCTTCTGGCGACGAAGTGCGCCGCGCAAGGTAACGGAAGCCTTCTCAGTCACGGGCGACACGGTAGCGGAAACACTCTGAGTCTTTGACATGGTATGGTCCGGATATGGGGATATGAGATATTGCGTGAAATGCTTCGCGCATATCCGGATAGGCTTTCGATTGTCAAACAGCCCTTTGCGGTGCGCCTAGGTCCGTTCGCTTCTCCTAGGTGACTTTCGTCTCGCGTCCCACATTGGTCCTGCGCGCTACGGGTGGCACCCTGCAACGATGCGGCGAAGTGCGCAATAGCTTTCGCAAAGCCTTACGCCGCAACGACTTACGCGATTGTGGATATTCACTTTTGTGATTTATGCAACCAGATGTGCATATAGGAATATCACATATCTGATACTTCTGTCAACTTTGTGACATCACATATCTGATACTTCTATCACGTTTGTGACGTACATGTAAATGTAGCTACATTCATTGTACAATTTTCTAGGAATATACTATACAATTTCCTAGGAATATATGCCTGTCCTAAAGATTAAATAAATGCACCATATATTACCATAAATTGATATATGTATATGCTATATGCTTGCATGAATTTATGGGAATATACCGTGCATAACTGTATGTGCATATGCTCCCATGCGCCTATGCTCACATGCACATATGCACACATGCATGCATGCTCATGTACTTGCCTCAGCATATACGCATACGCGCATATGTGCATACCCGCATCCCGGGGAGGGGGGAAAATTAAATTGATCCATATGCATAAAGTAACTCAAAAAATTTCTGCGTAATTTTTTAAAACATGAAAATTTCTGCATAATTTTTTAAAACTTGTTGCACGTTTGCAAATCTGCACAAAAGCATACACATCTTGACAAAGCCTTGCTTTTCATCCATACTTCCCTACGATCCCGCATTCCATCCCCTCGGATAAGGAGCCCGTTCTTTATGTCTCAGTCCTTTGACGCCATCATCCATGATGTTGTCATTGCAACAGGCACCAACGCAACGCGAGCCATCTTCGGAACGTACGAATACTCCGATGCCACGGCCATCATCATCCAAGCGCCGGCAACGCTGGATGCTCTAATCTTCACCATCGAAGTTTCTAGCGATGCCTCTACTTGGGCTACGCTCACGGATGGGACGAGTGCGTTGCCTACGCCCGTGGCGGGCACCGCTATGCAATACACGGATATGCTAGGCTCAAAGTATTTCCGTCTCAAGGCTTCCGGCAACGTCTCGGCTGATCGCATCTTCCGCGTATCGAAGCAGTGGGTTTCGTAAGATGTCAAGAGAAAAGGGTCTTATCCTCGGGGCAGAGCGGAGAAAGATTGCTTCTGTGTTGCAAAGGAACCGGAGTCGCGGAAGCAGCAGAATTGAGCAAGAGGTGGACTCAGATGACATTTTGCTTGAGGACTCGACATCTCCTGCCACTTACCTAATTTTGGAGATTTAGCATGCCGGATAGGAAGATCAGTCAGCTTCTTTCCAGCGGAGACGTACAAGCCGCTGACGAGTTTGTTATTGCGCGAGCAGGAAATAATTTCAAGGCTACGCCAGCAAACATGGCAGTTGGACTTGCTTCGTCCTTGGCGTCTGGCGCTCTGTTGGTAGCTCAGTCTGACATTGGCTCTTCTCCAAATGAAATTCCTATTAATCAATATCTAGGACAGATGGCTTTTCGTGATGAAGTATTCTATCCTGTGATTGCAGGTACTGGTGTCACCACCGGCACCGGCACCGTCTTCGGCGCGGCCGTGTCGATCCAAGGCGGCATGAAGCGCGTGGACATCGTGGTGGACCTGACCGGCCTCAACAGCGGCGGCACCGCTGGCGACATCATCGGCGTGGACGGCACCGCGCTCCCGTGCCACATCGGCCAACTGCCGAGCATGACGGTGCTGGGCGGTCGCATGACGTGTCTCGAAGTGCCGCTGGGCAGCGACGACGACCTGGATCTGTATTCTGCTACCGAAGGCACGGGCGTGGAGGACCAAGCCATCACCGCGCTGACCGAGACGCAACTGGTGGACGCGGGCGGCGCGTGGACGCTGGGACTGACGAAGGCGTTCATCGCAGATCCCACCAGCGCGGCGTTCCTGTACTTGGTGGGACAGGAGACAGGCAACGCAACGTACACGGCGGGCCGCTTCTTCATCGAAATCTTCGGGGTGTAATCCATGGCTATTCAGAGCAACTTCCCCGCGATCCGGCCCTCGCTGCTGCTGGACTTCGCGAACAGCAAGCGCCTGGACCCGCGTGTCACCTTCGCCCGCGCCAGCACCGCGACGTACTACGACGGCGTCACGACGGCAAAGGCGGAGGAGAACCTGTTCTCTCGGTCGCAGGAGTTCGATCAGTCGCCGTGGACCGTCACAAATGCAGTTGCTACGGCAGATACGACTGCGGCGCCGGACGGGACAACGACTGCCGACACATTAACAGCAAATGCAGGAACCGGGTTGCTGCCTGTGTTTAGCAATTTGTCGCAAACCACAATTTCCGGTGCTAGCTACGTTGTTTCGGTTCACGCCCTTGCTGGCACCTACTCGTTCGTACAGATCTACCTGAATAATCAAGGCGCTGAGTGGGCAAATTTTGACCTCAGCACCGGAATAGCACAAGCCAATGGATCATGCGTTGCGACCGCTACCGCGCTTGGTGGTGGATGGTATCGCTTGTCCATGGCATACACGGCTGGCGGCACGGATCGGCGTCCGTTTTTTATGCTGGCCGCTTCGGCATCGGCCACGCGCGCACAATCGTGGAGTCCGGTTGGTACCGAAACTGTCGTGTTCTGGGGCGCGCAGTTCGAGCAACGCAACGCCGTCACCGCGTACACGCCGACGACCACGCAGCCGATCACGAACTACATCCCGCGCCTCATGACGGCGCCGGCCAACGTGGCGCGCTTCGACCACAACCCCGTGACCGACGAGTCCCTGGGGCTGCTGGTGGAGGAGTCGCGGCAGAACGTCTGGCTCCGGTCAGATGACTTTGCCAATGCGGCGTGGACGAAAACGGCGTCTAGCATCACGGCCAATACAATTGTCGCACCCGACGGCACGTTGACCGGCGATAAGCTGGTCGAGGATACTGCCAATTCCGCGCACTACGTCTTGCAAGCTATTACCAGCGTGATTAGCACGACCTACACGGCTAGCGTGTACCTAAAGGCAGCCGAGCGGTCGGCGGTGCGGCTGTCGCGCAATGGCGGTGTGGTGGGGTCTGCGTTTGATCTCTCGGCTGGCACGGTGACAAACGCCGCTGGATCCACTGGAACCATCACGGCGGTCGGCAACGGCTGGTATCGGTGCAGCATTAGCTTTGCCGGGGCGTCGGTGACGGACTCGGTGTACATCGAACTGCAAACGAGCGCCAGTACGTCCTCGCAGACCTACACCGGCGACGGCTACTCCGGCGTGTATGTCTGGGGCGCGCAATGGGAAACGGGCGCGTTCGCCACGTCCTACATCCCCACCGTCGCGAGCGCGGTGACGCGCAGCGCGGACGGGCCGTCGATGACGGGTGACAACTTCTCGTCGTGGTTCAATAATGCCGAAGGCACGATGTACGTTGACGCGCAAAGCAATGGTGCAACAGCAAATGCCCACGCAGCGTTTGCCGTTAGCGACGATACCACAAACAACACCATGATATGCGGTCAACTGTTGCCAACGGCAGTTCGTGGATTCGTGAGAGCTAACGCGGCAGATCAAGGGACTCTTTCTGTTGCGGCAACTGTGACGGTTGGATATTCGTATCGATTTGCGTTGGCATATGCGACGAACAACGTCGCCATTTCATTAAACGGTGATGCCCCTCTCGCGGATACGTCAGCTATCATCCCGGTTGTTGACCGTGCGGCTATCGGGCGACTTTTCCCGACCCAAACTGGTCAGATACTTAACGGCACCATCCGCAAGATCGCCTACTACCCGCTGCGGCTGACGGACGCGCAGCTGCAAGCCATCACGGAGTGACTATGTACGCCGACTACTTCCTCAAGTTCCCGGACGAGGCGACGGCCAACGCCGTGCTGTTCACGCCTGCGCCGGTCGTGGAGCCCGTGGATGGCGAGCCTGCGCCGGAGCCTGCGCCGGAACCGCAGCCGCCGACGCCGAAGTACGCGAACATCGACGTGTGCGGCGTGCTGTATGATGCAGCTGATCCTGAGTCAGAAACGCCTCCTGTTCCTTTGGAGGGCTGGCATGTTAACGTACGATTGATTGTTGGCGCGGAAGATCCAGCTCCTCTTCTGGCTTTTGCGGTGTTGCCAAGAAATCCTCGCTGCACATGGGCTGGTCCAATGTATCCAGCAGTATTACCTGCTCCGGGGAGTAAGGATGCCACTCAAGAAGGGGTCGTCTAAGAAGACCATCTCTGCGAATATCCGCAAAGAGATGAAGGCAGGAAAGCCTCAGAAGCAAGCAATCGCTATCGCTCTGTCCACCGCAGGAAAGTCACGCAAGAAACGGAGGAAGAAATGAGCCCGATGAAGAAGGCTGCGAAGAAGTCCGCCGGCAAGACCTGCGCGAAGTGCGGCAAGACCGCAGCGCAAGCGAAGGGTTGTAAGTACGCTGGCTGTCCGATGAAGAAGATGATGGAGAAGTCTTCCAAGGACAAGTACTAGAACCTTCACACAGGGGCGTGTGTAATACGGCATGCGCCCCGCGGAGGAATCGTGGCAGGAAAGCCTCGCAAGAACGGCAACGCATTCGCAATGCCGCAGCCCAAGCTTCGCATTCCGAAGCAGAAAATGTCCTACAACAAGCGTCTTCTTTCCAAGATGAAGACAAGACTCAGCAGCCCTCCTCCTAAGAGCTAATCATGGCTGGCGCAGTCGGAAAGGTACTTAATCGAAGCGGTTTCGCATCTTTCGTCGTGAAGGATTGGCAGTCTTGGATGACCGAGGCTGTCATTCTTCATGCATCCGGCATGTCCGTTCCGGAGCTTCGCGTAAAGTTCGGACGCACGGATCATCACATCCGCAACATTCTTAACACAGAGCAGGCGAAGGAGATCGTTCGCAAGATCGAAGCTCAGTCCGTTAAGAACATTGCACAGAATTCTTCCTCCAAGATTGCATTTATCAAGGACGCTGCGCTGTCCTCAATGCAGGAAATGCTCGCCAATGAGACTTTGAAGGAGAAATCTCCCTTCGCTTTCTGGGACGCTGCGCGCAAGACGCTGGACACCGTATCTCGCATGTCCGCTCCCGCGCCCGCAGCGCCTGCTCCTGCTCCTACCGTGAACATTCAGCAGAACATCGTGTCTGCATCCCCTGCGATGCTGACGCAACTCCGTTCTGCTCCTTCTCTTTCATCCTTAGAAGTTCCGGACAATGTTGAATATCTCGGATCTCCACCTCCCGCCGGAAAAGCTGAGGAACCAGTTCTCGGATCAGGAGTTCACGGACCTCAGAATCAAAGCAAAAACGGACTTGCTCTTCTTAACGCAAGGAGTTCTTCTTCCTCCGAGTAGTGCAAGAGGTTCTCGTTCCGACTATCCGGTCTTCCGGCATCTCTTTGCGTGGCTGAAGAGGCACGAAACATCCAAGAATCGCCTCGTCCTTCTTCCGCGTTCGCACCGCAAGACCACATACGCCACGGCAGCAGACGCTCTTCAGATCGCTCTGCCCGACGATGCAGGAATTTGTCCGTATCCCAGGAATCTTGGGCCTAACGTCCGTCTTGCAATCATGCACGAAACGGACACGATGGCATCCAACATCCTCCGAGAGATCCAGAACTGGCTTCTTTCCAACGATACGCTGCGCTTTCTCTTTCATGACATCATTCCTGAGAGCAGAGTTCGCCGCGTCAACACTTCGCAGCTAGAACTCTGTCGCACCGCAACGTGGAAGGAGCCTACCTTCGAAACGATGGGCGTAGGTACGAAGGGTCAAGGGCGACATTACAATCGTCTGAAGCTAGATGACATCTACGGAACGGAAGCCCGAGACTCGCCCACGGCACGCGCAAAGGTCACTCAATGGTTTGACGAGCTTCAGCCTTTCCTCGTCACGCCTGAGACAGATGGATTCGATCTCGTCGGAACCCGTTATGATCACGAAGACGTATACGCGCATGCTATGGATAAGTACGGGGCAAAGCTTCCACGCTATATCCGCTCCGTCATCGAATTCAATCCAGAGACGCAGCTCTACGAGCCCATCTTCCCAGAGATGTTCACGCTGGAATCTCTGGAAGAACTCAAGAAGAATCGCAAGATCTGGACTTCGAACTATCTCAACGCGCCTGACTTCCGCGAAGTCCGCGATCTTGATCCTTCTTGGATTCGACACTTCGAATGGCTAGATCCTTTCAAGAAGACTCTCGTAGGCTTCACGGGCACGGAGCGCATCAAGCGACACATTGATCAGCTCGACAAGGTTCTATTCATCGACCCTGCCGTGGAAGGAGATGCGGGCTGGATTATCACGGGATCTGACTACATCTCAAACAAGCCTAACATCTTCTGTTTGGAAGCAATCCGAGGTCCAATTCCTCCGGATAAGATGATTCCCAAGATCTTCGAGGCGGTGGAAAAGTGGGGACTCCGTGCGGTGGTGATCGAAGAGGTTCTCTTCTCTCGCTTGTACAGGCATTGGCTGCAAAGCGAGATGCGGCACAGAGGTTTCTATTTCAATGTGATACCTGCAAAGACTGGCGGCAAGCAGAAGGAAGCTCGTGTTCTTGGACTCGTGCCATATTTCAACGCATCTCAGATCTACTTCCATAAGGATCAGCATGCTCTGATCGAGGAGTACAATCAGTTCGGCTTGGGATCTTCATATCACATCCTCGACGCGCTGGCATATGGTCCTGAGTTCTGGCGCGCAGCCGTGGATCGCGGGACGATACATCGCAGAAAGCAGGCGGAAGAGAAGTTCCTGTCAATGAGGAATCCCGTCACCGGCTATACGAGGATTGCATGAATCCCTTCGATGAATTTTTGCAGCGCATTCTGGGTAGACAACCCACGCAACCTCAGATTCCACAAGCACCTCTTGCGCCGCAACAGCCTCTTGCTCTTCCGAACCAGCCTTTCTCTGCTCCAACTCCTGCTCCTCAGCAGCAGGGCTTTCTTCCTCAAGCTCTTCGCACAGGGCTCGCTGCACTCGTTACGCCGAATCCTATTGCTTCGGCCGTCACGACTGGCATCCTAGACGGAGCCCCGCAGCGTGAAGCTTGGAATGCTCTTCTTCCTGATGTGCAGAACGGAAGGCTCCAGTCTTCTGCGGAGCGTGCTGCTGCTATGACGCCGGAGCAGCGATTCCAAGTATTCTCTGATGTCGGTGGGATGGTAAATCCGATGGCTGCGCTTTCCGTTGGCCCCGGCCCAATGGCAAGCAACATGTTTTCACGCATGCAACGTGCCATTCAAGAGGCTCCATTTCCACGCGGCACAGCGGCGCAATGGCTTTCAGAGCTTGAGAAGAAGTCTCCGAAGGGCGAGCGTGAGTGGACTGGAATTGCGGATGCTTTGAAGGCTGATCCGCAGCGCATGATTCACAAGGCTGAGCTTGAGGAGCTTGCGGATAAGAAGGGGATTCGGATTATCGAGGATGTGGAAGGGCCGGAAAATCAATATGCTAGTTATGTGCAGCCAGGAGAAAGCGGCAATTATCGAATGATTAGTTTGGTTCTAGATCAGCCGAAGGAAATGAAAGACGTTATTATCAAACAGCAAAATCTTATAGATGATTTAACTAAACAAGGAGAAGACATCTGGGAAAAAAGGCAAAGCTTGGTTCATTCTCTGCGTGAGCGCGGCATGACGCGTGAGCAACAAAGTAAGCTTCTTTATGCTACTAATCTAGAAGATTTTGTAAGGGCGATAGGATCAGAAAATTATAACGAAGCCAAGCAAATTTATGATTATGAAATGCGGTATAATGATATTGACGATGAAATTCGTCGTGCCAAAACGGGATTGGAAGACATAAAAAGTGGTTTTGACTTTCCGCAGCAACAGCAAAAGCACGGTCAACCCACTAACACCCTCGCGCATATCCGCCTGACGGATAGAAATATAGATGGAAGAAAGGTTCTCTTCGTAGAGGAAATTCAGTCTGATTGGCACCAAGCTGCACAAAAGAAAGTTAAGAGAACTCTTCCTTCTGGAGAGGTTGTTGAGGAGAAGGTTGGTTATAAAAACAAACAACAACTCGAAAAGATGCAAAATGAAATTGATAAATTGCAGGATGAATATGACGCTCTCGATTTTGAGTTTCGTAAAACAGAAAATCAAGAGGTGGCACGAAAGAGAAAAGAAAAACTCGACGAATTAAATAAATTAATGTCTTTGCGATATACTTATGAAGATGCACCAGCGCAAGCGCCATTCTCTAACACATCCGAATGGTCTGAGCTTGCACTCAAGAAAGTCTTGCAGGAAGCTGTCGATGGCGGATACGACGAAGTCGCTCTTGTTACTGGACAGCAAGCAGTAGATGTTGTTGGTGGCAAGGCATCTGGTATGCAGGGCTTCTATGACCTAGTTACCCCTAGCGGAAAGACTGGAGTTCTTCCTGCTACACTCAAGGATTACGCTAAGAAGCTCGGCGTAAAGCTTGAGATGGAGCAGAGTAATATTCTTGGTACAAAGCCAGAGCAAGCAAAGCAACTTGCAGACTATAGGCTTGGGCAACTTTCTGGGCAAACCCAAGGTCAAGTTCTACCACCTTCATACGTTCCAGACTTTATTGATGCCATTCCTGCTGCAATCGAAGCAGCTCGTAATGTTCCAAATGCTGGAGCTGAATTTGTAATTAATAAAAGCCTAGACGCAATAGGGCAAAATACAATTTTTAGGTATAACAGACCAATTTTTGATAATCTCGTCGAACTCTACCGTCCAGCAATCGAAGGCGCCCTGTCTGGAAATATGAATGCGTACAACAACATCGTATTCAAGATCACTCCAGATGTGAAGTCTGCTGTCGGAAAGGGTCAGCGCCTCTGGTCTGCTGGTGCAGGCATCGGCCCTGCGATGGAACTTCTGCGGCAGCGGCAAGGCCTTCCACCCAAGAAGGAGGAAAAGAAAAAGAAATGAGACTTCAAGCCCTCGCATCTTCGCGCAAGACGACTCTCACCGGAAGCCTTGCAACATTCTCTGCGATCCTCATTGCGCTGATTCCAGATAACGTCTGGGATACTTGCTCCGCTGCTGTGCAGGAAACTGGCTCTCCTGTGTTCACTGCTATTTTGCTTGTTTCTGGCATCTCCCTAACCGTCATCGGTCCATCCCTTGCATCCGGACCCCAAAAGCCAAGCAGCAAGGATTCTCCGGAGGCTGAAGAGACTTAAGAAGTCCTTCGTTCCGCGCAAAGAATTCCTGAAGAAGTGGGCCGCTCTCCGCAACGCACTATACAAGACTGCCGAGTATCAATGCTTCCTGCACGAAGTGCGGATACGAGCCTCGTATATGTGCGTTCGCGGGTGCGGAAAGAAGGGACGACACGTTCATCACAAGATCCGCGTGTACGATGATCCGGATCTTTCTCTCGATCCCGACAACGGAGAGTTCCTATGTATCGCATGTCACAGGAAAGAGCATAAAAAATGAAAAAGGATCCACGACTTGCCCGCGCAGGAGTTTCAGGCTATAATAAGCCCAAGAGAACCCCTAACCATCCAACGAAGTCGCATGTCGTTGTGGCGAAGCAGGGTGACACAATCAAGACGATTCGCTTCGGACAGCAAGGCGTGACTGGTGATCGTCAGCCCACGAAGCGACAAGCAAGCTTCAAGGCGCGTCACGCGAAGAACATCGCGAAGGGCAAACTCTCTGCGGCGTACTGGGCCGACAAGGTGAAATGGTGATGCCAAAGGATTTCTGGGACAAGCCTAATCCGAAGAAGAAGAGCAAGAAGCTTTCTCCGGCGCAGAAGTCCGCTGCGAAGGCTCGCGCCAAGAAGGCTGGCAGACCGTATCCGAATCTCGTCGATAACGCAGCGGTTGCGAAGAAGCGTAAGAAGTAACACACCGCACCGAAACCCGCCGCCGAGCCGGCGGGCGCGAAGCGCGCCGGCGGGCGGCCCACACACAACTATCCGCCCGCACAGAACCATCCGAAGACGCACAGAAAGCCAGCCCACGCACCGCCCCGAACCGGCCCGCCGAAACTCGCCCCCACACCGAAACCATCCGGAGACGCACCGATGGCAGCCCTGGACGAACTTGATCTTGAGCAGCTTGTTCCTGAGACTCCGAAGGATGTTGTCAAGGAGACGATCAACAAGCTCTTCTGGATGTGGTACACGCAGAATGAGTACCGTGAACTTACTACTATCAAGCTCTGGATCTTCCGCAAGAAGCTTGCCGTCCGAGACTTGAAGCAAATCTTCGAGCTTCTCTTCGGCGCACCTATCCATGCCTAGGCAACTAGATCCAGATCCGGAAATTTTAGATAAGCTCACAGCATACGTTGCAGACGAGCTTATCAATCACAGAGCAGAGCGCGAGCATCTTCTTGACAGGTGGAATCGTGAGCTTCAAGATTTCTGGGCTGAGCCCTCTGCTGAGTCACCTGAGCTTCCTGTTACTGGCTTTGCTTCTATTATTGTTCCTCTTACTGCTATTGCTGTTGAAGCTGTTCATGCACGCGACATGGGACAGCTTTTCGGCCTTAAGGAACTCATTACGGTCGATGTCACGGAACAATACCAAGACGTAAAGCAGGGCCTTGAGAAGTATTTCAACCATGAATTTCTCAACACTCTAAGCTTCCGCTCCAAGGTCGAGGCTCCTCTTCTTCAGATGACGAAGAACGGAACCGGCATCATGACCGTTGGATACCGCGAAGTGAAGAGTTCCATCGTACGCACAGCGGACGGAACTGAGATCAAGGTTCCTGTTTATCGCGAGAAGGGGACCACCATCGACGGGGTGGACATCTCCGACTTCGTGATGCCGTTCTACGCTACTGAGATCGACCAAGCTCCTTGGGTTGGACACACTTTCCGCATCTCAGAGTATACTCTCAAGCAGATGGTCGCAGCTTCTCAGCTTGCCCCAGACGCTTACGAGAAGCTGAACGGTTACTACATCGGCGTCTCCATCACGAACAACAAGGTGGAAGCCGAGGTTCAGGAACTTACGAATACTGTTCCTGTTTACCCTTCCGAGATTGAACTGACTCGCGTCCTTCTGGATTTCGACGTAGATGGCAACGGAGAGGAGTCTGCCATCGAAGTCATTTTCCATGAGAACTCTCGCCAGATTCTTTCCCTGACTTACTCCGAGGGGCGTGACTACGAGAAGGGCGTGTACATGCCAATGGAGTATCGTTGGTATGGATACGGCATCGCAAAGCAGAACAATCAGTTCCAAGAGGAAGTGACCGCGCAGCATCGCCAGCGTCTAGACAACGCTACGATTGCAAACATGGCGATGTTCAAGGTCAAGAAGACTGCTTCTTGGATCAAGGATGATGAGCCTATCTTCCCCGGTAAGAAGTGGTTCGTCGAGGACATGGAAGATATTCAGCCCATGTTCATCGGAGATGTGAAGGCTTCTGCTTATAACAACGAGAATCAAGTTGTTATCTATTCTCAGCAGCGCACAGGTGTGAACGAACTCACTCTCGGCATGCCGAACGTCGGCACTCCGGGAACTGCGTCCGACTCTCTTGCAAGAGTTCAAGAGTCCAATCGCAAGTTCGATTACACTTACAACAACAAGAAGGATTTCCTGAACAGGGTTCTTTGGCGGGCGGCTCAGAGTATTATCAAGTACGGTCCTGCTGATCGTCAGGTCTTCTCCATCCTTCCGCAAGGCGCTGAGGTTCAGATCTATCTGCAAGACATCGAACGCTTGAAGAATAAGATGTTCTTCAATGTTCAGCTTGCGGGCGCGAAGAACAACAAGGTTCTTGATCGTAACACTTACACGCAGCTTGCCGGCATGCAAACTCAATACTGGGCACAGGTCATGGGGCTTGCACAGCAACTCCAAGATCCTAACCTAGTGCAAGACATGGCGAAGGCTGCGCTGCGGGCTGCCGATCAGATCAATCTTGAGATTCTCCGCGCATTCGACGTTCCTAATCCCGAGAAGCTAATCTTTAATTTTGATGCCTACCGGCCCACTCAGATACCTGCTGGAGTACCCTCCGCGCAGCCAGCAGCACCTCAAGGAGCTAATGCAGCTCCCCCAAGCGGAATCACTTCTGTCCTTGCTCCAAACGCTAGAATCGAAGCACCTAACGTCATTGCGCAAGGCGGATTTCCCCCAGGCTTATCACTTGCAGGGTAAGCTTGGTATCCTCGAAGAACTGCAAGCAACTCTAACTGAGGCGAAGGAACATGGACGTAATGCCGGACGCTAATCCGAGCGATCTCGATCAGCAGACTACGGATAACGATGCACAACTTGACAATTCTCAGGTAACCCCACAAGTTACACCTCAGGTTCCTGACATTGACTATCGTGCATTGTATGCTCAGTCTGTGCGTGAGCGGCAGCAGCGCGAGCAGGAGCTTGAGATGCTCCGTCAGCAGCAGCTCGCACAGAGTCAGCCCCGTGAGAATCTTGATGTAACGGATGCTGACATTGAGAAGCTAGGCACCGTCGAGACGATCTCTCGTATTGTTCGTAAGCAGCTTCAGGATTCGCTTGCTGACGTTGGTGAGATCTCCCGCGACTTCAAGCGTCAGAAGCAGCTTGATCAAGCCGAAGCTTCTTTCTATCAGCAGTTCCCGCATCTCTCTCAGTATCGCGACGTTCTTTCGTCCACCATTCGCGGGCAGCTTCAAAACTCTCCGTCTGTGGACCCCGGCACGTTTGCCACGCAGGCATTCGCGACTATCGGTTATTACACCGCGATGAACGCTGCGTCTCCACAAGTTAACAATCAGCAGCCCGTGTCTCAGCCTCCTCGCCAGAATCCTCCCACTCGCACGAACGGCGCTCCTGCTCCCACTTCGCGGACTGCTCCGCGTCTTTCTGAGCTTGAGCGTACTGCCATGAAGCGGGCCGGTTTCGATCCGAACAAGCGTGAGGATGTTGATTCTTTCTTTGCTATTGTTAACAACGACGAGGGTATTTCCGTATGACCGCTGCAACTAAGCCGACTGACACGGTTCCGAAGCCTACGGATGCCGAGATTCTTGAGTACAAGCGTAGGCTTTTCGAGACTGCTGATCGCTCCTACGTTAATGATCGTCTCATCGTGAACATTCCTGCACATCTTCACGGTGAGTGGATCGGCGTGGACGACTTCTCTCAGTTCCACGCACAGGCGAAGGGGTTCGTGGATGGCTCCGAGTTTCTTGAGGGGCACAACAAGCTCCATGATCGTCCCGATGGCAACGCCATTGGCGACGTGAAGTTCATGGTGATTCCTAAGTGGAAGCATGAAGCACAGCAGGAACAAGCCACTCTTATGTCTGAGCGGCAAAGTGGTATCAACTCTGATGTCGCTAATGAGCGGTATCGTGCCTATGCTGCACAGCTTGGGCTGGGAGTTGAGAAGGACTCTTCTGTTGGCCGTCGAATTTCTGGTTCTGAACTTCAAGGACACCTACCGAGGTAACAACAAATGGCTGTTGCACTTCCTTTTCGTCCTTCGCACGTTGAGGGCGGTGGCACCACTTCGACTCGTCACTATGTGGTGAAGAGTGGCGAAGACTTCATTATCGGTGCGCCTCTCACGATCAACGCTGGCGAGGTTGATGAGATCGACACGAACGATGTGACGATGATCGTTGGTGTTGCTGGCGCTGCTGATGGCTCGGCTTTCGGTTTCGATGCGGGCGATTCGCCTGTTACCGTGACTGGTCGTGCCGATACTGTGCCTGTGTTCGTTGCTGGCCGTGACGTTGTGTTTTATGGTCAGCTTTCCAACGGCACTTCTGGCCTTGTGACTCCTGACAATGCGAACGTCGGTATTGATTACGGGGTGGTTCGTCAGTCGGATGGCACTTGGACTGTTGACGAGGCTGATACTACGAACGTCGTGGTGACTATCATCGGCTTCGATACGTCGCTTGACGCTCCGGGCCGCGTCTACTTCAAGTTCCTCCAGTCCACCCTCTACGCTTAAAGGATAACACACAATGTCGATGATCCAGCAGCATCGTCTTCTTGCACGTCCTGGACTTCGCAAGGACTTCCAGGATACTGTTAAGAAGTTCCCTCTGATGTACAACAAGTATCTCAAGGAGGGGTCGCACAATCTTCCTGAGATCTCGGCTACTACGGTTGTGGGGCCGAACCGTCTTGTGCAGAGCCGTGAGCTTGAGCCTGTGATTTATCAGGAGGTCGTGTCCGGTCCGAAGGTCATGGCCGTTGACAAGACCTACAAGGCTGGCTACTTTCTTTCGAAGGAAGCCATTGATGATGATCAATACGGTAAGCTGAATCAGGGTGCGAAGTGGCTTGCCGAGGCTGCGATGTACACGAAGGAGTATGCGTCCGTTGCTCTGATTGACGATGCCTTCAACGGCACGAACTTCAAGGGCATGGACAATCTCTCCCTGCTGAACACCGCGCACACGCTGATCAACGCTACTACCACCGTTGCGAACCGTCCGACGAACGCCGTCTCGCTGTCCGTCGCTGGCTTCACCGCGCTGATGGATCTTGCTCGCAAGTGCAAGAACGAGAACGGCGATCCCATGGTGGTGATGCCGAACAAGCTCATGATCGCTAACGATCAGGGGCAGGTGAACAAGGCGTACCAGATTCTTGAGTCGTCGCTGGAGCCGTTCACGGCTAACAACCAAGACAATCCGATTCGTCGGAACTTCAAGCCGTCTGAGATCATCGTCAATCCGTACATGACGAATCTCTTCCACTACTTCATCTACGACAGCGAGCTGAACGACTGCCACTTCCTGAACCGTGAGGCCATCACGATGACGGATTGGTACGACAACGAGGTTGACGCTGCGAAGGTGAAGGCGCGTGGCCGCTGGATCATCTGGTTCTACAACTGGCGCGCTTGGTACGGCTCTAACGCGAGTGCTTGATCATGCAGACGCCTACTGGATTTTCTTGGGTTAATATCCGGGGCGACTCCAGCAACACTACGCCTAATGCTACGGGTGGTATCGTTCACCTCTTCACCGCCAGCAGCACTACGCTGCTGGTCGGTGATGCGGTCTACCTCTCCGGCGTTGGGATCGTTGACAAGTCTGCGACTGCTGCCAACTATGTTGGCTTCGTGGGCTTCGTTGTTGGCGGCGAGCAGAATGGCTATCGTACTGATGATGCTGTTGGTACGACTGCCGCTACCGCTGGTCGTCCTGTGATGGTGCAGATCTCTGGCGTTGCCCGTGCTATCGTTGGTGCTTCCGGCTTCACCGCCGGCACGAACTTCAACGCCGTTCCCTCTGCTGCGACTGCTGGCCGCGTCATTCCCGGTACGACTGCTGATCAGCGTCTGGGCGTTGTTCTCACTACTCAGGCCACCGCTGGCTCTGAGGTGAAGATCCTCATTCAGCACTTCTAATCCTCACGATGCGTATCCCCCTAATTGTAACTGCTCGCCCATCTGAGGATGTCAAGTATCCTCGTGTAACCCTGCGTTCGGGTCGATGGAAATTCTCTTCGAACCACGCCGATTCGTGCCTCCGGGTGAATACACCTGACTCGTCCGTGGGGTTACATGAGGACTTGGATCTTCCCTCCGCCACGCAAGTGTACATCTCTTGCGATAAGGCTGGCACCGAAACTTCTATTACGGTCTACGCATGCCTCTCACACTAGCTCTTCTCCGTGAAGACCTGCGTACGCATCTGGGCATGGACGTAACGGACCTAGACGACACAGATGCGGACAGGCTTCTTAACAGAGCATGGTGGTCAGTTTCTTCTCAGCTTCGATTCCGCGAGCGCGAAGGAGCAGTCACTCTTACTCTCACCGCAGGTACGCGAGCATACAGCATTCCCACTACGAACTCCATTCCTCTGGATGTGATTCAACGAGTAGTCATCCAGCCTACAGACGGCAGCACTTCGGACTGGGATTCGCTCATTAAGATCGACGACTGGAACATGTTCGAGATTCAGGATGATTCTACGGACATGCGCGGTCAGCCTACGAAGTATTCTACAAGAGAGCAACAGCTCATCTTCGATCCTGTTCCGGATAAGCAGTATCTTGCAAACATCAAGTACCTGAAGACGCTCCAAGACATTCAAAGCTCCGGACCTGAGGCACCTCAAGAATGGCATGAAGTCATCCTTTGGGGTGCGATCAGCCGGGGCTTTTTTGCTAGGGGCGACTGGAACCGTGGAACCGCAGCGCAGAACCAGCAAGCCGTCTTCATGCAAGTTCTCGATACGCAAGAAGACAAGAACGAAGAGGATCACATTTATAGTGGCCTTCGGGTCATTCGTCGGAGGTATCCGTAATGGCTTACGCCAACACGAATGGAGTTGATCCAACCGTTCCTGCTGGATCTGCTCCAGCGAACGTCGATGATGATATGCGAGATATCAAGATAGCTTACAATGAGCGTCTTGATGATGTCTTCGGTGTTACTTGGGCTACGGATGATCCTGTTCTTCCTTCGAAGATCAAGGGTGTAGCGGACTTCTACGGTACTGGAAAGCAGACCGTTCAACCTGTTGTCGATCTTGGAAATATTACGGGTACTGTAGCCGTTGATTTCGATGTGCGTGGAAACTTCATCAAGGCTACGCTTACTGGGAACGTGACGTTTACTGTTTCCAACATGCGTCCGGGCACATCGTATGTTTGGCTTCTTGCTCAAGATGGTACTGGTGGGCGCATAATCACTTGGCCTTCTGGGATTCGTTGGGCTGGTGGAACTGCTCCTACTCTAGTTACTACTGCAAATCGTGTGACTGTGGTTAGCGTCGTTCCTTACAGTTCGACTGTTGGCCTTGCTTTTCTGGGAGGCACGAACTTCAATGTTTCCTAGATTCGTTCCTTCTGCTCAACCCGGAGATATTACTTCTGTTACATGGAATACTTTGCAATGGGTATATACTGGAGTCGGAGCTTTTTATGACTTAGATATTGACGCTTCGGTTGACATAGCAAATATTTTTGTACCACAGAATCTACATCTTCAACTTTATCTTTCTGTTGGTTCTATTGGTTGGTATAACGTTTTTACTTCTGCTCAAACAGCAAGTGGGACTGTATCAATAGTCAACTCAGCTATCTTTACTTCAAGTAATGCTTTTTCATATACGAAGGCTCGTTTCATTCTTGAAGTTGGTGGGGTCTATGGAACACCGTCAGCCGAACAAATCATATGACCGCCGAAACTCCAACATGGGATATCATCAAGACCGTCATCGAGATTGCGATCATTCCTCTTGGAGCTTGGATCGTTAACAACTTGCGCCTTGCGCTTGAGGAACTTCGTACTCTTCGCACAGTCTTGATCGGCGTGGACGGAAAGAACGGTATGCGTTCACGCCTTCGGCGCCTAGAGCGCAGAGTGGAGAATCTTTCTTTGCAGCAAGCAGCAAGGCACGGCGAAGTACCAGAGCTTGAACTAGAGGAGGATGACTAGTGCTTGTTGATTTCTTGCCGCACATCCTTCAAGAAGAAGGCGGATACGTCAACGATCCGAGTGACTCCGGTGGCGCTACGAATCGCGGCATCACGCAAAGCACCTACGATCTGCACCGCGATGCTAAGAAGTTTGATCGCAGGCATGTTCTTTATCTCACGCTCGAAGAGACTTCCGAGATCTACGAAAAGATCTGGGTTGATTGCAGAGCAGACAGGCTTCCAGTCGGACTGAATCTCACGCACTTCGACTTCGCTGTGAATGCTGGGAACAAGCGCGCAGCAGTCACGCTACAGAAGTGCTTGGGAGTTAAGGAAGATGGAATCATCGGACCGGCTACGCTAAAGGCCGCAGAGGAAAAGAATGGAGAGGATCTCATCAAGGCCTACTCTGACGAGCGCAGGGGGTTTTACAGACGTCTCGCAGAGCGTCGTACAAAGGACAAGCGATTCCTTAGAGGGTGGCTCCTCCGAACAGAGCGAATGGAGAAACGAGCTATCGACGCCTACCGGAAATCAATTAAGAATAGCGGACCCAGTACGGTTTGAAGGAACTGTACAGTTCGCAGAACTTCCGGAGCAACCGCTTGAAGAGGTGGAACCTGGAGTTGTGATCGTAGATGCTTTGAATAAGACACGCTTTCACTTCTCGAATACTTCGAAGACTGTCATCACGAACTTCTTGTATGGCCAAGAAGGGCAAGAGATCATTCTTCTCGGAGAAGGGCACACAGAAGTAGCGAACAACGCGAACATCGTGAATCACTCTGCTTCTGATGTAAAGCTCACAACCGGCGCAGCTCACAAGTGGTGTTACATGCTGGGCAAGTGGAGGCAAGTCCTGTGAGCAAGCTTCGCATTCCCATCCTAGATGTACAAACTCCCGTCGAGCAGCCTCTCGTAGAGACTCGCATCACGGGAGGCATGAACTCGTATATTGATCCTGCGGATCTTCCGAATCCTCAGGCTTCGGTGTTTGCAAACGGACGCACGAAGGCTGACTTTACGAAGAAGGCTCCGGGCCTTACGACGCTCGCTGGAACTGTTCCGGATACGAAGCCCGTTCTGATGTACACACAATGGTATCGCTTCGACGGTACTACTGTGTTGCTTCGCTTCTCTGAGGATCGCGTAGATAAGTATTCCGCTGGAACATACACGCAGCTCACGGGCACGCTGAATGGCTCGGCGCAGGATGGCATTCGCTTCGTGCAGACTGCTGATGCTTCCAGCGATTACTTCATCTTCACGAACAACGGCGCAGATAAGATTCAAGTTCTAAACTCTACGCCTTCCAGCTTCGCTGCGCTTAGTGCTTCTACTACGATCAACACGAAGTATAAGTACATCTGCGCTTTCTTCAATCGCATCGTTGCTGCGAATCGCGTAGCCTCCGCATCGTCTCCCGTTTCTGCTGCTAACCCAGTCCTGATCGCATGGTCAGGAGATTTCAATTTTACAGAATGGAATCCAGCGAACGACATCTCGGCGGGCAGTACCCCACTTGTGGAAGCGCAGTCAGATTACGCGGACCCCATTACTGGGCTCTTCGGCTTCGCGTCGGTGATGCTGATTCTTCGGGAACGTTCTTTGTGGATTGCAACGAAGAGGCCTGTTGCCTCGAATCCGTTTGCTTTCCAGGCGGCTTTCCCTTATGTGGGCTGCGACACGCCAAGCTCGGCGACGCAAACGAGGAATGGTATTGTCTGGTATGATTACCGGACGAACCAAGTATATGTCTACGAAGTGGGAGCTTCTCCTCGTCCCATCGGAGATGCAATCAAGAATAACATCATTGGTGCAATCACGGATAGAGATCTTATCTGGGGTTCTTACGATCAGATTAACAACACATACTTCCTGACGATTCCTAGCACCACGACTACGAATACGCGAATCTTCCATTATAACTTCGATACGAATTCCTGGGGATATGATGACAAGGAATCTGCGTATGGCGTCTATCCCGTGGACGGTGGCGTCTCTCGCCTGAACTACGATCAGCTCACAGGAACGTACGCAGAACTTCAAGCTGCCGTCGCGACGTATGATGACATCGGCGTCACGGCTGCTTCTCCTCCGGTGAACTACATCGGCTACACGAACGGAGTTTTGAAGTACGAAGATCCTCAAAGCGATCTAGGCATTGAGCAATTCGATTGGCGATCCAAGATCTTCCGGATTCCTTCCGGCGATCAGATGGTATCTCGGCTCATGATTCTCTTCGAGCCCATTCGTACTGGATCGTTCAACATCACATATCGTAAGAACAACACCGGCTGGACGCTGTACAAGACTGTGGCCTTCGATGGAACGCAAGGTCGTACGAGGATGTACTTCACAAGGCTCGTCCGTGCTAACGAATATCAGTTCCGCATTCGCTGCTCGGAAGGGGACTTCAAGCTTCTGGAATTCAAGATCGACCTATCTGCAACTCCCGAGGACAAGAACGAATGAAAGTTATTTGCAAGGAACCAGAAGGCGAAGTGGAACGGACTGTTTGGCCTTTCTCCTTCACGCGAGAGAATACTCTCAAGCTTTATGAGAAGGCCAAGCAGTTTCCAGTTCTGTTCGGAAGACCTCTCAATAATCTTGAGGACTTCACTTCGTTCTTCATTACGCAGAACCTATCCGGTGACGCAGAGCCGATGGGCCTTATCTGGATCGTCGATGATTTCGTTGGCATGTTCTATGTTAACGACATCACGGACACAGAGGCGAACGTGCATTACTCTTTCTTCGATAGACGACACAAGGGAAGAGATGGACTCGTTCGCGCTATGGCTCAGAGGCTCTTCGATGACTACAAGTTCGTACGACTAAACGCATACATTCCTACTTATGCTGGCCTTCGTGTCCGCTTGTTCGTAGAGAAGTGCGGATTCAGGCTAGAAGGAAGGAAGCGGAAGTCAGCATGGTGGAAGGATCGTTGGTTCGATACGCATTTATTTGGACTTCTTCCGGAGGATTTGAAGGATGGGAGCTAAGACTAAGCAAGTCGGAGGTGGGACTGCAACGGGAACTGCAAACAACTGGAATCAGTTTCTGAATCAGCAGCTTCAGGGTGGCATGGCGCAGGGCATGAATAATGCACAGCAGCCCGGCATGCAGCAGCAAGGATTCCAGCAAGCTCTTGGCGGTGCGCTGGGTGGCCAAGGGCCTTCGGATGTATCCGGTGCTGGTGGGCTTTTGCAAAAGTATTTTCAGGGTGGCGGCGGCGGAGGCATGGCGGATCTTTCTAAGTTCGGTACGCCTCAGACTGCACAGACGGCGCAAGTTGCGGGTACTGGACAAGCTGACTTGAGTGGGTTCGGCACGGCTGCACAGGCTGGCGGTACTGGCATGACGAATCTCTCTGGCTTCGGCAACGCAGCGCAGAGCCAGTTCAATACGCAAGCTCCTGTTACGAGTCAGTTCAATGATATGCTCATGAACATGATTCAGCAGGGCGGGCAGCAGCAAGGCCAGTCTGGTTTCTCTGCTGCGTCCGCTGGTGGTCAAGTTCAGATGACTCCGCAGATGAGCTATCAGCAAGCGTATGGTACGCTCGGCGAAGATCCTCTGATGCAGCGTCAGGCTGCACTTGCGCGTGCGGATCAGCGGGCCCGCTTTGGCGCAGAGGGTGCGGGTGCGCTTGGTACTGGCGCTCAGTACGCCGAGTCGAATCTGAACGCGGAGCTTGCTGCGCGTGATGCTTCGATGCGTCGTCAGCAGGCAATGCAGCTCATGGGCCAGGATCTTGCAGGGCAGCAGGCTCTTGCTAATGTTGGCTTGCAGAATCGCGGTCAGGACGTGCAGACTGCAATTGCTAACATGCAGGGCGGTTTGCAAGGTGCGCAGAATGTTAACTCATTCAACACTCAGAATATGGCAAATCTTCTGGGTGCTATTGGGCAAGGTCGCGGTCAGGATCTTAGCACAGGTATGCAGCAACTCCAGCTTGGCGCACAGCAAGGTCAGTTCAACGCTGGTCAACAGAACGCTATGCAGCAAGCGATGATGAATGCTCAACTGCAAAATCAGCAGATGGGCAATCAGCAGGGCCAGTTCAATACTGGCCAGCTGAATCAGATGCAGCAAGCTATGCTGAATGCACAGCTCCAGAACCAGCAGCTTGGCAATCAGTTCGGTCAGTTCAATGTTGGGCAGCAGAACCAGATGAACCAGTTCAACGCTGGGCAAGGCAATGCGATGCAGCAAGCCATGCTGCAAGCCCAGTTGCAGAATCAGCAGATGGGGAATCAGTTCGGCCTTGGCATGCTGGGCCAAGGCATGAACATGAATCAGCTTGCGGCGCAGCAACAGCAGAATGCTTTGAACCAGATGTTTGGTGCGTTTGGTCAAACGAACCAGCTCGGCACTCCGCAGGCTCAGATGATTCAGCAGCCTAGTATGCTTGGGCAGCTTGGCAACGCTGCGCTGGGACTTGGCTCTGCATACTTGGGAGGCGGCGGAACTTTTGGCGGCATAGCTCGCGGAATTCGTGGATTGTTCGGCGGCGGACAGCCCAGCCTTCCTGCTCCATCGCAAAGCATGTTCATGCCCGGAATGACGCCGGGGCAATTCGGTGGATTTAGTCCTTCCATTCCGATGCCTACGCTTGGCGCACAGAACGCTACGCCTTTCGGCAATCCGTTTAGCATGCCCACCTTCATGCTTCCGCCCGGACGATGAGCATTCCATACATTCCCGGCTGGTGGGACACGATCTCGCAAAACGCTCAACGCTTCGCATCGCAGCTTCCGCAGAGCATTGAGCCGGACAAGGTTGCGAGTCGTAGACTTCAGGAGATGATTCAGCAGAATCCCATGCTTCTCTCTCAGATTGAGAACATGACTCCTGAGGCTCGCATTGCAATGGAACAGACTCTTGGCTTCAAGGGACAGAGTCCGTTGCAGCAGCTTCCCGTTGGCGCACAGCTTCGGCAGCAGATGGAGGAAGCCAAGTACATTGAAGGCATGACTCCGGAGCAGAAGGAGTTTCGTCTAGCCGCAAGGACTGGAACGCGGACAGCGAAGCAACTTGCAACCGAAGAGCAGAAGATTCAACAAGATTTGCAATCGGGCAATCTTCAGCTTCAGATTCTCACGGGGCAAGTCAAGGACTTGAATCGTGTTCAAGGTCAGATTGATCAAGCTGCTGCGAAGTATCCGGGTCTTGAAGGCGTAAACTTCGGGCAGGTTGCATCTACTGTCATTGGCGGCGGTCAGGTTGATCCTGCACTCATGACTAGGATTCAGTCTGATCCTGGAGCTAAGTTGCTTTATGACTCTGCTTACTCTGTTCAGCTTACTAAGTTGAAGAGTACGCTAGATGCTAACGTAACAAAGAACAGCAGCAACGAGAATCGTCTTCTTCTTGGAGTTCTAGCTGAGATCGGTAATCAGCTTAACGATCAAGAGATGCGTACGATTGCTGAGATGAATGCTGCTCTTGATGCTTATGCAGCACAGCAGCGCAGCCCTCAAGCTATGCTGCAAGCTCTCAAGACTCCTGCTATCGTTGAAGCAGAGCGTCAGGCAATTCGCAAGCCCTTCGAAGATCGCCTCGCTCAGATTCGCAAGCAAGCCACAGATAACACGAACAACACCGTGAAGCTGCTTGATAAGATGGGAATCAAGGGAGGTTCTTCGATGACTCCTCCTCCGACTGGGGGAGTTGGTCCTACTGTGGATCAAGAGCGTTTTAACAAGCTTCGCGCACTTATCGAACCATGACATCCATCCAGCCTATCATCGACGAAGACGAGATGATTCGTCGCCTGATGGCTGCTGGCGCAACGGACGAGGAGATTGTTATGCTCGTTCGTGAGGCTAAAGCGAAGCGGCAGGCGGGGGCTCCTACTCCTCAGCCTGCTGCTCCGCAGCCGCCAGCAGGCAGTCAGACATTTCTAGGGCAAGAAGCTGGCGAAGCTTTGCGCGGAGCTGGTCAAGCTCTCGGAGGGCTGGGCCGAGGCCTTCTGCAAGGCGCTGGCGAGTCTCTGCGAAAGACTACAGGATTCCTCGCACAGACTGGGATGCGTCTCAATGATCCAACTGCTACCGTAAAGACTCCATCTCTTCCACCCGTATCGGAGCAAGAGAGTCCTGCGGCGCAAGCTGGCTTGATGCTTGGGCGCATGGGTGGACAGCTCGTTGGTGAAGCTCCTCTGTACGCTGCGACTTCTGGAATCATAAATCCAATCGCAGCAAGAACTACTGGAAGACTTCTCAGCCCAGTAGCAGCAAAGGCAGCAAGAAAGCTTGCTTCGTCTGAAGCCATGCAGAAGGCTGTGGAAGTCGGTATCACTACGATTCCACAAGAGATCATCGCGGGATCTATCGCCGAAGGAATCATTAGACCTGAGAGCTTTGGCACTTGGCAAGGCGCACTCAGGACTGGCATTCTTTCTAGCGTAGGCTCTTTGTTCAACGCAGGGTTTGCGTATAGCTCTGCGATCAAGAACGCAAAGACTTTGCCTGAGCTTGCTGAGATTCAAAAGCAGATTGACGCTATTGTTCCTCCGACTGAGCCAGCCAACACGCAGCTCCTCACAGCTCAGGAGTTGGCAACGCAGCGCCAGTATCCCACGCAGCAAGGCGGACAGCTTCCTTCTGCTTACGAGGCTGGCTGGCGTAGGATTCAGCAGAGACTGCAAGAAGAAGCTGAGCTTCGTGCTGCTCAGTTGCAGAATGTCAAGCCGAAGACGGAACCAGATGTTCTGCAACTTGCTGCGGCTAAGGCTGAGCCTGAAGTCGATACGATTCTTGATGCGGCACTTGAAGCTGTTGACAAGGATATAAGTGATTGGCTTGAGGGTAGGGTTGTTGGACAGCCAATCGAAGGAAAGGGAGTTCAGACAAATACGGCTCCAGATCTAGGCGTCCGTTTGAATGAGCAGGACTTCTTGACGTATGAAGAACTAAAGAAGCATCTCTCCATCTTGAACATGGCTAGCGTCATGAGTCAGCCTAAGTTCAAGAAGGGTCAACGTATCATCATTCCAAAGTTTGAGCTTCCAACTGCGGAAGAGATTGCTGCTCGTGCAACTGGTGGTCCCATCAAGGCCATCGACAAGACGGTACAGCAGCGCATGCTTGACGTGCAGCGTAGGCTTGATGAGGCGGTCGCAACGCGAGGACAAGTTGCCGACATGGCTGACCTTGAGGATCTTGCGCGGGAGATGCTGGACATTTCTCGCAGACTTAAGAATGGCTTTGAGGTTCCTCGTCGTTCTTTGGAGCCGCGAGTTCAAGGTCCAGTTTCTCCGGCAGCTATTAAGAATGTAGAGGGCTGGGATCTTCCGCAGATCACGAAAATCAATGAGCCTGGATTTGGGGAGTCTGCCAAGGATGATGCTTATAAGCTTTGGGTAACGGGCTCCGATGCTCCGGAGGGAGTTCCGCAGACTGCGCCTGAGATTCAGCAAGCAAAGGCAGTAACGTATGCCGATGCTGCGCGAAACGTCAAGGAGACGATTAGTTACTCTCCGCAAAAGAATTCATTCTTTGATCGGATGAAGACTTTCGTTTCGGACATCAGACCTAATATCTTTAACCGAGCTGAGTTTGCCGGTCGATACAATAAGGCTACGCAGGACATGATGGAGGCTCTGTCCGGTATCTCCACATACGCGGATGAGTTCTATAACAATCAGATGCGGGTTGCAGTTAAGAATCCGGATGGTACGATTGTGCAGCGCGTTGTCGAAGGTCGCACTCTCGGGCAGATGCTGAAGCCTTTGTCTGATAATGACATCATGGAGTTCGATGTATATCTAAAGGCACGAACTAGCTTGGAGCAGAAGGCCGTCGATGAGAACTTCAAGCTTGATCGTCCGATTGAGGAGTTCCAAGTTATCGTAGAGAATGCTCCGGATAACATCAAGGCACTTGGAGACGAGTTCAAGGTTATCTCCGATGCTCTGGTAGATGATGCCGTGGCGCTGGGAAGACTTGCTGAGTCTAGCGCAGAGAAGATGAAGGCGAAGTATTATGCTGGCTTGAGCCGCGTGTTTAACAACGCAACGCTTCAGCAAAGCTTGATGCGCAGAACTGGATCTCTGCGGCAAAGTATCTCGCCCGTCCAGTTGATGCGCGATAACATCTATAACATGCTGAACCGGAGCCGCAGAAACTACGCATTCTCTAGGCTTGTTGAAGACTACAAGAAAGATCCCCTGAAGTATAATGGCATCATGGAGCCAGCAGAGGTGAAGACTGGACTTTATGAATTGCCGGGATATAAGGAGATGGTAGATAACTTTCAGAAGGAGGCTGGCCTTCCGCTCAAGGACGCAGAAGATCTGGCAGCCTTGATGGCACCTTCTCTTGATAGAAGTGATAAGGCTCTCTTGGTTTATGACCAAGGAAAGATGACCTTCTGGCGAGTGAACGAGGACATTAAGAAGGCAATCGAATCCTTCAATCCAATTGAGATTGGGATTTGGCAAAGCCTTCTTTCGGCTGTGTCTCGTCCCACTCGCGCAGGTGTGTCCATTGCTCTAGACTTGTCGGGCATTGGGCCTATGTCTGATATGATTCTCACGACTGCGCGGACACCACAGTATTATCCTTGGGATAGTTTGCGCGGACTGTTTCATTCTGCCTTGAAGACTGATATGTACCAAGAGAGCATCGCTGCTCTTCGTGGATACGGATCTCAGTACCTCAAGGGCGAAGATGTTATTCCTGTGGGAAGAGGAGCTGAGTTTATTCGCAAGGGAGGCGACATCATCGCATCTCCTCTTGCTATGCTTCAAGCAATCGTACGTCCGTTGGCTGACGCTTCACGCATGGGTGATTATCTTGTGCGTAGGCAAAAGCTGGGACAAGACGCTATGACAGCAGCTCTTGCTTCTCGTAGAACTCTGGGTGACTTCAATCGCGTAGGCGCGTTGATGCGAGGCTGGAGTCTCGTCACAGAGTTTGGTAACGTAGGCATTCAGTCAGCAGATGCGGCTGCTTCATTTGCCAAGGAGATTGTAAGTGCAGCAAAGAAGGGAGATACTGCACCGCTAGTTCGGGCAGTAACTACGTTTGCTGCTGCAATTACAGCTCCCACCGTGTACTTCTGGGCTGCTTCGCAAGGAGACAAGGAACTTGAGGCTTCGCGAAAGAGTAAGAACGGCTATCGTTACTGGTGGATGCGAATGCCGTTTGACGTTCCCGGAACAGATATCAAGGCTGGCGAAATTGTAAAGTCTCCTAAGCTTGGCTGGTGGGCAGGCCAGATGTTTGGTAGCTCATTTGAGATGATGCTTGATGGCATGGATGCCGAAGCACAGAAGAGATTTGCTGATGGTGTTCTTAGCCAAGTCGGAGTCAATACGCTTCCTCTTAGTGTTACTAGGCTCGCAGGCTTGGCGACAGATACTAGAAATCTTGATTGGTCTATGGCGCTTGGTCTTACTGATAGAGTTCCCATCACTCCACGCGCACAGCAAGGATTGCTTCCTATCATCCAAGGAGACGAAAGAACTACTGCGCTTGGAGCTGCGGGAAGTAAGATTGGCTTAAATCCTTTCAAGGTTGACTATGCACTTGATGCCTTCGGCGGAAGCCTATTCTCTTCTGTTGTTAGAAACCTAAGCAATAATCCAGTAAATCTTGAGAAGTCTGATCTGCCTATCTATGGACGATTCTTTGTTTCGTCGAAGGCTGCTACGGAAGGATCTGAGATGTTCTATGATGATCTTACCAAGGCGCAGGAAGCGGACAAGAGTTTCCGAAGGGCAGCTCAGCTTGGCAATACAAGTGTGGCTGAGAAGATCCTCACCGATAACACTCAGCTGATTGCACAGAAACAGCAGATCGAAGCGATGGCTGCTCAGATCTCCGAGATGAACTCCTTGATCTTGACTATCGCCAACGATGAGACTCTATCTCCGGAAGGGAAGAGAGAGTATATCAACAATATCCGCAACGCACAGAAGGAAATCTTCGCTGCGTATGCTGAGTTCAAGAAGAGAAGCGCATTGAAATGAAAAGGCCCTCCCCTAGATTTTTCCGGGGGAGGGCTTTTCGTTTTACGCTTCGCTCCACTTCGCTATGTTTCCACCTTCCAGCGACTCCGGCTCCTCTACGAAACAGTACAGAAAGATAAGAAGTCCGATGAAGACTGCAATCGTGAACGCTAGAACCTTTCTCATATCTTAACCTCCGCTTGGAATTCAGGAACCCAGAAGTCAAACTCCTTGTCTCCCTTCTCGTATCGCTCCTTGCACATAAGCATCTTCGCATCGACTGCGAATTGAAGAAGATCGTTCAGCATCCTAGGCTCTGCGCTGTGCATGAAGGAACGGATCACCTCGGAGCGCGGCACGACACTCTTCGTGAAGAAGTTCATCGTTCGGACGAAAGATACAATCTTGTCAATCTCTGTTGTATAGCGGTTCTTACCGACGCCGGTGAAGATCTTTTCGAGTCCGGGCTCCGTGGTTTCGATGGCGTGAACTCCGAAGGCCCAGTCTTCGGCTGTGATAACAAGCTCATCCTTAGTAGCAATGCTGTGTATCTGGGCGAGCTTCGCCACATGGGTTTTCTTTCTGTTGAGATATCCGCCGAGCTTGTCATTCTTCATGAGATGTTGAGGGTTAGGCTTCTCGCTCCACTCCTTCGCAGCCTTGAGTCCATCGTCGGAGAAGGAGAACTCTCCTGCAAGTTCCTTGGAGATGTGAATCAAGTCGAGGAGGAGATCCTTCTCCAGCTCTGCGAAAGGTCCGACGACATCATCGAAGAACATCTTGTTGAGACGCGGACCATCTTCATACACGAAGATCACGCGAGACGCGAAGCCACCGGTGATGACACCTTCCGGCATGTTGTCCGTGATCCAGCCCGGAGTCGTAGCGGAGAAGAAGTTGATGCAAGGCTTCTCCAGAAACGCCGTGCCGTGACTCTTCGTGGCTGCTTCGTAGTTCATACTTCCATCAAACATGGAAGTGAAGAACTCATAGATACCACCACGATCCTTTCCGGCCTTCTGGAAGATGTCTGAGAACTCTCCGACAACCAGATACATAGATGCATCGGTTGCTTGCTGAAGCTTCTCGATGATAGCTTCCTTCGTGAATACGGAAGGTCCGGACTTGATGCCGTCCACTTGATCGAGTAGGACACGGGAACCGTTGTCGATTGTCGTGGTCTTTCTTGCACCCGGAGGACCGACGAACATCACATAGAGATACGGATAGCAGGACCAGAGGCCGAGATATTTCTTAGGAATCCAGATGCGGCGACGAACAGCGGAGGATAGAGTAAAGATTCCAGACCAGAAGACGTAAGATTCAGGAGCGTCCGTGCGAGGAAGAATGTAGTCTCGGTAAGTAAGAAGCCAGTTTTCGCAGCGGCGCTTTGTCATATGTCATGTTCTCCACTTTTCCATCTCTTTCCAACGCTCACCTACTTCCGCATCAACCGGGATTGTGAAAGTTTCACCCTTGATAACGAGAGGTCGTCTAAGGAGCGATACCACATGTTCAACAATCTCAGACGTAAGTTGACCAGGAACTTCAAGCATGACTGAGTCATGAGCAGTATTAACCATAGCAATCTCTCCTTTGCTCGGTAATACAATGTCTTCATAAATAGCAAGGTTTCCTCCGCGTATGCCGAGTTCAGGTTGGATGGCTCCGTGCATATGATCCGCCACGGTGCTTTGCGGTTCGAAGGCCGTCATCTCTTTCTTCAAATCATCTCCATAGATTCCCCAGAACTTACGCCGGAATCCGTAGACTGTTTGCATGGTGCGCGTTGTGCTTGCGATGTAGTCGATCTCACTCCACCAGTTTTGCAGATTGAAAGTGCCAAGCCACTTGGCGTGGAATCGCTTTGCATCCGCAACGGAGATGGAGATCATGCCTTCTTTGTTAATGAACTCTGCGATCTTGAAGGGACCAGTACGATAGTTCCCTGCGTGGTTCATCTTCTTTCCGACGTAACGCTGCTCTTCGGAGATGAGCCCTTCATACTTCTTCTTGCCGGGGATGTTGGCATCGAAGGGAACGTCGAAGATGCCTGTCGCAGAGAAGGAATGAATGTCTCCTCCTGCAAGCTCTCTCTTCATGTTGGGATCGTTAGCGAGGTACGCTACGACCCAAGCCTCTGCGGCAGAGAGATCGAAAGCACACAGCGTCTTGCCCTTCGGAGCAACATACATGGAGCGAATAGCAAGCTTCTTCATCCCGCGCGGCCTTCGGCGTCTGTGTATTCCTCTAGCTTAGAGAGATACCAGATAGCCTTTTGAAGATCTTGATTTGCGTTGCCCTTCTTCTCGTATCGCCAGAGATACTTCATGGCGTTGCCCTTGAGGAATCCCTTGAATGCAACAGGGTCCATAGATGCTTCGATGGCGTCGATGCACTCGATGGCCCCTTCCGTGTAATGCGGAGGATGGTACACGGCTTCGTTCATACGCTCTCCCGAGGAATGGTTTGTCCGTTCAAGCCTGTTCCATCATACCAAGATCCTGCGCTCCAACGCCCAGTCTCCGTGCCCCAGAACTTATACCACGAACGCACTCTTCCATCCGGAGAAGTCTCAACGTCGATGTATGAGGAGAGAAGCTTCTCATATCCACGGATGCGAAGGATGAGCTTCAGCGCAGCGAGCTTCACTTGCCAAGGCTGACGACCAGCGTCCGTCTTGAGATCCTGAATCTTCTTCTCCGTGAAGGAGAGAAGGGATACGATGGAGTCTTCGCCGGAAGTAACGCGCCCTTCGGATGTCGTCTTGACGGGAAGGCCAAGCTTCTCGTACAAGAAGTCATTCACTCTTGCATGCTGAGATACCTTGAAGGGCTCAGTCTGGTACATGTTCTGGATGCCGATGAAGACCATGTAATCTCTGTCCAGCTTGTCGGCTACCGTAGTCTTGAGTTCGATACGACGAGCTTCATCGACGAGCATGCCAGTCGTAGAGAAGTGCTTGGCAAGAGGAATCTGCTTCATCTTGTACTCGTAGTATCTACGAGAAGTCTCGTCGAATTCAGCAGCTTGTCCTGCTTGAACTTGCGCCGTGGCTACGACATCCTTGCAGTTGTAGATACCTAGCTTCGTGCGGTCGATGCGATCAGAGGATTCCTTTCCGTCGTCCTTGTAGTAGTTGATGTTCGTATACATGGACGTGCAGTAATCAAGACCGATGGGAAGCTCAGGCTGTAGAACGTGCTGCGCTACCATCGTGTCGTAGTCCCATCCGTTCACCGTGAAGCCATTCTCTTCCAGCATGATGGTGTCGAACATTCCGTTATGGAAAGTCTTGGGAATGTCAGACTCCAGAAGCTGAGATACTACTCTTCGGAAGTTTGGTCCGATGGGATTGGACTCGTAGTTTCCATCGTTGAAGATGCAGACTGCATCTCTGTCGGACCATGCGAATCCGATGCATCGGATGTAGGAAGTGTACTTCTTTGTTTCGATGTCAACATAAAGGCGCGGCGCTGCGAGAAGCGTCTGAAGCAAGCCTTCCAGTTGGTATACATCTGGGTCAACGATGAAGTTGAAGTTAGGCTCCGTCCATCCATGCTTCGCAATGTGTATCGCCTTCTCTATGTCTTTGAGGAAAGCTGGTCCGTTGGATGCTTGAAAGGTGACGAGGCTCGGATGCAAAGTAGGAACGACGAACATGTTCTTGTACTTATACACAGAGCCACGATGATTCTCGATTCCATCGAAGCCTAGCAGGAAGTCCATCGCACGGTTTCCCATTGGAATGAGAACCTTGTGCTTGCAGGTTGCAAGGTAGGACTTGAGTTCCTTGCATCCATGTTCGAACTGCCATGTTGTGTGCGCCTTACGAAGATCGTTCTTCGCAGGCTGGTAGTTCATGAGGTTTCCAATGCGGACTTGCTCGCGTGTCAGACCGAAGGAAGACAATGCGATGTCGAACATCTCGCCATGCTTGCCTTGCATCTGTCTTTGCATCGCATCTTCGGAGGAAGAAGGCGCTTCTCCTATGAAGAAAAGCTCTGCATCCTCCGGACCCTCATGCGGAACGAGGCGATCGGAGACTAGCTTCATCGAGTTGTTTCTTGAGGGTTTGCGCGTAGGAGCGGGAGACGGCGAGTTGCGTTGTCAGCTTTTGAGTTTGCTTTCTAAGATGCACTACTTCTTTCGTTAGCTGTTCGTTCTCTAGAAGTAGAGTCTCTACGCGCTTGCCTTCTTCGTGTATGAAGGTATCTGTCTCAGTCCAGCGAGCAGCAAGCTGCATCAGAGTTTCGTGGATGTCGAGAGTCTTCTTCTTCACATCTGGATGAAGCGAGAGATGTAAGGAAAGAAAGGATCAATGGCTTCGGCGCAGCGCGTTGCGAGGTCACGATGTTCCTTCTGCGTAGAAGGATCTGTGCGGACTTCGACGTAATGTATCCAGCTACGCAGAGAGCCGGAGACGAAGAGCCGAGATTCCGTCATGCCTTCGGGCAGGATGGCGCGAGCCACTTCCTTTGCGATGCCTGCGTTTATGGCTTCATTATAATATGTTTGCGTAATATCTTCTATTTCTTTCTGCATGTTGTACCAAGCCTTTTCAATCTTTTCATCCTTCGTAGGAAGCGAAGACTGACGATTGTTCTTGTCCTGCATGCGAGCTTCGCGATAATGCATCGGAGCATCTTGCACAGCGTAGCGTTGCGAGAACTCTTGGAAGGAGAAGCTACGATGTCGAAGAAGCTGACGTGCAATGTCACGGGTCGTCGTGATGTCCATGACAATCGTGACCATCTCGAACGGGGACCAATGCTTATGTTCGATGAGATAGTTGATCAGCTTCTCTCCGTTGAGTCCCTTTGCTTGAGACTCTGGATTGGAGATGCGAGCGCAGTACACGACTTGGTCGGTGAGAGTCATGTCTGCGCCGGCGAGGTTCGTAGGGATGGAGAAGATGCGGGCGGAGTTCATTCGTCGGACTCCTTTGCTGGGTTAGTGTTTTGCTGCATCTCGACCTTGTTCTTTAGGATGTCAGCATAACAAGTGCAAGTCATGACAAAGGGTGAGTTAGAGCGCTCACATCTTGCACATATCCAACCATATGTTACGCCTTTCCATCTTACGCTTCCAACCATAAAATTAATCTTGTCAGGGTTGGGCTCTGGCACTTGATAGCTCATTCGCTGGACTCTGCGTATAGAAGTAGGAGGACGCCCACCACGAAGATGAGAATGAGAAATCCTTCGATCATGGCTTTGAGATGAAGTAGATGAAACCAAACCAAAGAAGGGCAAGAAGGAGAATCCCGAGGACGAAGGATGTTTCGCTCATCGCTTTGAAGAGACGTAAAAGATGAGACCAAACCAGAGTATCGAGAGGAAAAGCAAGACTAAGAAGTCATCTAGAGTCATGCGCCGAACCTCTGTTCAAACTTCTGCTTCATCTCAATGACACGGGGCATGCGCTGATAGGCATCGCGGAGGATTAGCATCGCAGCTTCGGCGGGAGCTTCTTCGTATGTGTCTCCCATGAGGAGGAAGAGTCCCGGAACCTTAGTCGTAGGAGGCGTGACGATTGCAATGACGCCAGCTTCCTTCAACATGATGAGCTTGTTTCCTTCGTCCGCATCGTTCACCACCATGCCGGAGTATGGATTGAACACAACGTAATCTCCGACTTGCACATCCTTCACCTCAGGTCCAACGGACTTCACGATTCCTTGATCGCTTCGATCCTTCGTGGATTCAGGACGCACGATGAGGGAAGATCCGTACCAAGTATCTGGATCATCCAAAGCTGCGACGAGGATGTTATCGCGGAGTGGGATTAGCATTGTACTTGAGGTTGAGTTCGGAGATGCCTAGTTCGAAGAGAGCTGACGCTTCCTTACGAAGCAAGGCTGCGATTGTTTGGTGAAGCTGGGATGATGCGTGGTTTATTTCAAAGTGCGTCGCTGCCGCGGTTAAAGAAGTAGCGACTAAGAATCTGCTGGACACTATATTCTGAAACGTTGGACTGTCCGTGCTTGTATCCCAAGGAATAGATGTCATATACGAGGTTGTCGATTTGGGAAGCTGAGATGCGGTCAGAGAGGTAGTTGATCTGATGCAACCTCAGAACGGAAGCACGAACATCTTCGGGAAGAGATTCCCACACTTCGACATCATGGAGTGACGCGGCGGGGCGCGGGAAGTTCTGCGGCATCTGCGATCCTCTGGAGTTTGAGTTTGCGCGCTTCGCATGCTTCGATCTGGAGATGCAGATCTGCGACACGTTCATCAAGAAGATCCATTTCTCGGAAGATATGATCCTGAAGGATGCGTTCGATGTTTGTTTCTAGGACTGGGGATGTCATAGTGATAGCTTCTCTTTGTTAAGTGTGTAGCCGTTGACGTTGGCGCTGCCTTCTTCCACGAAACCCACTCCCAGTTCCACGTACGGAAGACCTAATCGGATATCATCGTCGATCCGCGCATCATCCAACGCGGCGTTCGCGCTGACCACGCTGATCCCGATTACGGTTCCCTGTGGATCGCGTACAACATAAGCGTCGATCATAGCGCCACCTGCTCGCGCTTGAGTGTGTAACCGTTGGCGTTGGCCTTTCCGTCGCGATTGAACAATGCGACGAGTGCATTGTATGGCACGCCACAGCCATGGTCGTTCGGCTGGTAGTTGTCATGAACATCACCAAGTGCTTGGCTCACGCTGTCCACGCTCATCCCGATCACGCGCCCTTGCGGGTCGCGCACGATGTAGGCGTCGATCATGCGTCCTCTCCGTCGATGGCGCAGAGGGTGGGGCAGGGATAAAAATCCCAGTCGCTCGAATCGCTGGAATGGCAAACCACGCAATGCGCGCCGTCAAACGTCGGTCGGTGCAACGCTCGGATTCGTTCGATGACGGTGCGGAGCTTTGCAATCTCCTCAGCCATGTTGACGGCTACTGTGGATTCTTCCTTGCTAGTACTTGCGCTGTACCAGTTGAATGATGCTAGTACTTCATCTGCTCCAACACTCATGTTTATCCAATAGATTTCATCTGCTTCGCTCATGTGTTTGTCTCGTCAAGGATGCGAAGTTCACGGCAAGGATAAGGATAACCATCGAAGTCGCAGACTGTCATCTTGAGATCAGGGTGAGCATATGGTTGATGTAATGCTCGGATTCGCTCGATAGTTTTGAGAAGTTTCTGGTACTCAGCATACTGCACATATTCCCCTTCATCGTCCTCGACCTCGCTGCATCCGCAGAAGCCGTAGTCGTTCACGAACTTGTATCGCTGCGTCATACTTTTTCCTCGTCGATGTGTGGGAAGGCGTTGCGAAGTCTAGAGCAAAGGTCTTCGATGTCAGCCGCACGAATAAAGGGACCCTTATCAGAACGCTCCCACCAAGCATGAACTACTTGTCCCAACGTCAGCACCGGCTCATATGGAGTCTTCTTGAGATCCATCAACGAGGCGTGGTCATCGTCGGATAGAAATTGTAGGTTGGTGATGACGTTTGCCGCAGACTTGTAGCTTATTCCACAGTAATGCCATCGCTCTGTATCCGGATAGTAATAAATTCCCTTGTACACCCGCAGCTTTTTCATGCTTTCTCCTGAGATAATTGACGTGAGAAAGTTATAGGTTCGTATGTCTGAGCAAAGATGTCCGGTTTGCATGGATAAAATTCCCCCCGAACACCTTGAATGATGTAGTCGCCTGCCGTAGCCATCATCTGCCCTTCCAACGTATCAATGACGAGATGCAACGTATCAGCATCCCATGTCGAAGAGCCACACCATTTCGCAATTATTGATATGTTGGTAGATTTGATTGGACCCATTGCGAAGATAGTAACGGGCCGCTTACGATACTGTAGCGGTACATCATTCATGCTTTCTCCTTTGTGTGATGGTTTGTACTACACAGCCCCGGTGAGAATCGAACTCACGTCCTCGCATCCAAAGTGCGCTGCACTACCATTGTGCTACGGGGCAAAATGCGGAAGGGCTTAACGTAGGAATATGTCGCGAACCCAGAGGGGGGATATTCCTTTAGTGGGTGAGGTAAGTACACCGACAACTCTTGTCCCACAACGCCGTTAAGCTTTCACAGCAGGGGCATGCGTATGCGATGGCAAGACCATGACGGTTTTACAGGCATGCTGTGTTCCGCTATGCTACATTAGAACGGGCGGCAGCCCTTGTAGTTCTGGTACTGCTTATCGCCCTGCGTACGGATGTCCACGTTCACGATAAGACGGGACTTGACGAGATCCGTGTACGCAGAACCGAGGACGCCATTCTCCGTGTCGATGGAGAGATCAAGATCCCCGAAGTTCGTGCGGAACTCAGCGTCCGCCTCTTCGGTGCCGGGACGGATACCCTTGCAGCACATCACGAAACGGAGCAGACGATCAAACGAAGCCTCATCCTCGCCCACGATGAAGTCCACGTTGATGAGCTTGCCAGCGAACTCCGCATCGCCCGAAGCATCTGCAACGATGCGCGTACCGATGCCAACCATATGCATCGTCTGACCGGCGCGGGCACCGTTCTTGATCTCCACGGCACGATACTTCGCAGAGATAACTTCCACCTCGTACTCGTTAGCAGGAGCGATGAAGATACGCGAAGAGAACTTGTCGAGATTCGGCTTGAAGATAGACATGAGTAAACTAGAGAGAAGAAGTAGTTTGCCACTTGTGAATGCGAGAGAACACTTCCTTTGCCGTGATGTCACGCTCCGGATTCTTGAAGAGTCCACCCCAGCGAGTCTTCGCCATGATGCCGCCTTCTGATTCCGTAACGAACTCACGCTTCACGTTTGCGCCAGTTCCCACAGTACGAATATACCATACCATATCGAAGATTCCTGGCATGGCATCTGGCGTATCAGTCCCCGTGAAGAGGGGCTTAGTAGCAACGATGTTGTTCGTTCCCTCCTTGCGATAGAGTCTTTCGTGCGCGCAGACAATGCAGTTCTTTCCTTCGGAGCGAAGTCCATCCGTCATCTGCCGAAGGAAGGATTCGACGAGTCCCATCTCTGTGCCGAAGTCTGCGAGAGTTGGGATGACGATATCCTTGAACTTGCCTGACTGCGCGTTGCCTGAAGTCTTAGACTTTCCAGAGATTCCGTTCAGTTCGATTGCTTTGTTTCTCGCAGCGATGCGCGTGGAGTTGATGTCGTCGATGACAAGCCCCGTCCAATCATTCTTGGTGGCGGGAGCAAGCAAGGAATCAATCTGGTTACGCAAAGCATCGAACATCTTCGGCATGGTAGGAGTATCATCGGGATGAAGTTCCACGATGAAGGGATCAGTTCCTACCTTATCCTTGAAAAGCTTGGACTTCAAGGTGATGATGCCGTTACGATCTGTCATGACAATCCAATCATCTCCGGCTCCTGCGGACCAGAAAGTCTTGCCCGTTCCGGCTGCTCCGTAGAGCATCATGCAGGTTCCCTCGATGTGCTTGTCTTCGGAGATTCTTTTTAGCATGTTTTATGAGGTTGGAAGTACGATCTTTTCTAGTTTGGTTCCAGCACTTTCCACTATGTTTTCGTCTATTTGCAATAGCTCTGCGATGGCTTCTAGAGTTCCCTTTTTGTCTTTGCTTAAGATTGACATAGCAAGATATACGGAAACAGCAACAAGAAGAGTTTCCTCTCTAGTAAGCACAAGTGTATAAGTATCAGTCATGTATCACTCCTTTATCTGTTTCTGGTCAACTTCTTCATGCTTCCAAGGTTGCAGAAGGTACTGCGTCTTAAGCGTGTTCTCCATCGCCGCTTCGGATGGCTGAGTGCAGACTTGCCGGAAGTCACAGAAGGAACAAGAGACTTCGTGCATAGGCCACATGTCCTCATCTCTGCACATCTTCATCTGCTTATGAATGAAGACTTGATCGTCCACCCACTTCCGAACTTGCAGCATGGTGCGAGAAGATGGAACGCCCTGCACATCCGGGCCTACGGTCTTCGTGTTGTAGATGACGGTGAAGAGAACTCCGTCGATCACGCGATTCGGATAGCCGTTCTCATCGAGTCCATGTTGCAGGACAGATGCAGCGTAGATGTAACGGATAGCTTGATCGTTCGGCTCAAGCCCTTGCTTGAAGAACGTGAGTTGCTTTGAGCTAGTCTTCCAGTCACGAATCCAAGTGCGTCCGTTCCACTTGATAAGCTGATCGAATCTTCCTCCGATGGATGTGCCATCCGGAAAGAGGATGTTGAAAGGCTGTTCGATAGCTTCTACCTTGATGACTCCATTCTTCGTCTCATCTTGCCACATCTTTAGAAGCTTCGCGAATGTGGTGATGAGGCGTTCGCGCGTCTGGAAGTCGAAGGTAGGATTTGTGGAGGACTTGAAGATTGGAAGAGCTGCTTGCATCGCTGCTCCCGCATCGCCCGTCTCGTAGAGAACTTCCAAATACTTATGAACGGAAGAGCCCCACGCGAAGACGCTTTGCCACTTTCCTTCCGGTGCGGTTCTTCCTAGGACCATGCGATAGAAATACTTGCGAGGACATTCCTTGAAGCATTTCGTCGCAGTATGGTCCATGTTCTCTGGTTCGAATCGTGGAAGATTCGGGAGAAGCTTTCTTGTCATGACTGGATCTTCTCTTGGATTCTGTTAAGGATGTCATCGAGTGAACCTTCCTCACGCTCCGCTTCCTCTCTAAAGAGTTGAAGAAGAGTAGAAAGAACCAAGGAGATCTTTCCGTTGGGGAAGGTTTCGTAGAACCAGCGTGTATCGGAATCAGAAAGAGCTATGTTCGTGACGGAGCGCGCTGGGTTACGAGTACGAGACATGGCATTGCTGGTAGACGGAGATGGGATTCTTGTTATCATCCATCCCCTTGCCATGCTGGAGAAGCGTGACGCTCTTGTGATGACGAAGCCACGCTGCCATCGCAAGCGCACACACTAGGTTCGCACCGGAGAGGAGAAGATAATCATTCTCCGTTGCGGTCTTCGCATAGTTCTCGAAGGTGGTGAGGATGGATTGATAATTCTTCGCGGGCATGTATCCGGAAGTCATGTAGATGATTTCGCCGTATGCCTCCGCAGAAGAGTAGTCGTAGTTGGCGTTGTGGTTCGTGACGTAAACCTTTGGCTTCATGTGAAGATCCTGAGTCGGCGGTTCATGAGAACAGAATACTTGTAGCCACGGCGATTGAGGAAGTTAATCAATGCTGACGTCTCTGCGTTGAGAGGATCAGCAAGATACTTCTTCGTTTCATCTGAGAGATTGTCGAGAAGAACTTGCACGGAGTGGGGGTTCTCCATGAGGAGATGCTGCGTAAGCTCAGAGTCAGACATCTCCAGCGCAGGTCCATCGCCCGGATGCACGGAAGGATCTTGCACGATGTTGTACATCACGGAGGTTTCAGGCGGCTTCTCTCCGACATGCATCGTGAAGTTCAGCTTGCGGCTAGGCTGGAAGTTGATCTCCAATCCGTTGGAACGCTTCACCATCCAGAACCTAGAGTTCCAATCTCTGCGAAGCATACTCTTGTAGAGTGTGAGATTGTTCTTCAAGGTTGTAGGCGCAGAGCATTCGATGAAGATCATCTTGCGATCTGCTTGCTGCTTCTCTAGCTCCGTGTCAATCGCCTGTGCGATTGGTTGGAGATTCTCTATCGTTCCTACGCTGAGTCGTCCCATTGTTTAGGAGTAGTTGGTGTGAGAGTTCAGCCGCTCCACGAAGACGCGGCCAGAGATCAGGGATAGCGTTAGAAGTCAGGAAGATTCCAGCGGACATGAGGATTGCACCAAGTTCGTGCAGCTCTAGAGTTGGAAACTTATCCTTTGCGTAGCGTGCGATGTCGTCCGCGATGATAGAAAGATCAGATTCCTGAAACACCTCGCGCCTCCTTCTGCTTGATGCGCTTGTACTCAATGAGTGCAAACGCAACAGCTTCTGGAGTGGAGCGACATTGCACTCCGTTGGAGTTGTATGCAGCCTGATGCGTGGTGATGTCGGTCAGGATGTCGATGACATGTTCGACGGGATGATCTTCAAGCGCAAGGTTGACGAGATGCGAAAGTGCATATGCCCACCCTGCAATGGAAGTGCCAGCCTTTCCGATAGTGATGGAGATGGTGATGGGATTCGTCTCCGTCACGAAGATGTTCGCTGTACCATCTGGAGTAGTCCAGCGAAACGAATACATTGGAAAGGTATCAGTCTTCGTCATCGTCGTCATCGTCGTCGTCGTCGTCATCCTCATCATCGTCATCGTCATCGTCGAAGAAGTCCATGTCTACGAGATCATCATCGTCATCCTCCTCCTCTTCGTTGTCGATGGGAAGATCATCATCCGCAGGTTCATCGTTGATGATGGCGTAGTCAAGACGACGAAGCGCAGCATGCAACTCCGCAGGAGCTTCGTACCCTTCGGAATCCAGAGACGCATCTAGGATGTTGAGAACATCCAGAATGCAAGTACGCACGGGCGTGGAAAGATCAAGATGCCGTGCGATGAGAAGACGAACATCACGAATGGCGCTCACTTGTTACGCTCCTTCTTGGCGTTGTCGAAGTAATCTTGAGCCTCTTGCCCAAGGACGGAGATCATGTACTCTACGAGTTCGAACTGGCGTACACCACGATAGTAAGTTGGACCCTCTCCGTACTTGTAAAGCCAGTCAAGTCTGTTAACGAGAGCCTTGAAGTTCTCGATGGTGCATTCGAAGATGTCGCAATGTTCGTCTTGGAGGAGGCGTGGCGTGTCAGCAGAACTCATCTTGAATTTCCTCGTCTATGTATAGGATAAGATATGGAAGTGCTTCGGTTTCCTCTAGATATTCCTTCATGGTTGAGAATTTTAGATTGTAAACAGAGCTAATCCACCCTTGCGTGCTTAGACATGGATCAAAGAAGTCCACGCGCACTCGCATCATGTCATCGTAGTACGCGAGATACATGACGCCGCCTAAAAGATGCAGAATCATAGTGGCCACCAATACTCGATGTCTTCGTAGTTGTCCGGTACATCTGGGAACTTGGGGCGATAGAAGTCAGGATCTTTGCGTACGAGATTGCACCTGTGTGTGAAGGTTAGCTTGTCACGTTGCAGAGGATCTGCCCACCAAGTAGGAACGATGTACTCATGCTTATGCATCTGCGTACGGAAGAACTCAGAAAGTCCTGCGTTGTCTGCGATGCCGCGACGATCACACTCCAGGCACATCCAGTATCCGTAGATGCAGAGAAGAGATTCATGTCCGCGCCACATACGGACAGCAGGATGGTTACGCCATCCGATTGCAGGACCAACGTAGTTACCTTTGGAATCTAGACGAATGCCACGCGCAGCGTTGTAGATTTGGAATGTTTCGACGCGCTGCTTGTTCAAGCGACGATCATCTAAAGATCCTGCTGTTCTGTTGAATGATTTGTCTGTCAGAAATGTTTGCATGGTTTTGTGTGTGGATGAAATGTTTTGGGTATGATATAAGGTAGGGGGAGGACGGCGCGGAGTCAAGGGGTCCGTGCGGGGGCGAGGATGGGGCGAGGGGCGATTCGGGGTACGGTGTGGGGGGAGGGTACTGTTCGTGGGGGCGAGTCCCG